TTCGACTTTGATGAACCACTCAAGTACAGTATTTCAAAGGGCCTGAAGGATACAATTTATGTGCAACTTCCCTTGGAGGCGAACCACCCTTTGGAGGAAATTATCTGGTTTGTAAGACAAAAGGGGGTGGCAAATAATAATGAATGGACAAATTATTCCGATACGCTTGAGGCAAATTGGTCTTCCGATCCTTCCTTCTTAACAAGGCCCCTACTTTCCAAGGCATCCCTACAAGTAAACGGAATTACTCTTATTGATGCGGACGAACAGTATTTTCGCCAGCATATTGCAAGAAAACACCCTGGGGGTTATTCGGCTTATTCACATTATATTTACGGCTATTCTTTTGCAGAGCGTCCTGGGGAACACCAGCCTAGTGGCTCCATTAATGCTTCACGGGCAAATTCAATTCGGTTAAATCTGGAAATTGTGGCGCAACCAGGAGTTGAATGGACTGTGAAAGTGTATTGTATGGGGCTCAATTGGATGCGTTTTGAGAACGGGCTGGCAAATGCGGTGTTTGAGGATTAAACATTTGTACAAGCATTGATTTAGGGTGTTTCTCCCAATTAACCCACTGTTCTAGAAGAACTTCTTCAGGTACATTGTGGCGCTGGCGTTTAAGGCATAATAGAAAATGTGTATGATCTGGTACAATAATATCTATGTAAAATATTTTTGCACCATATTTTTCGGCGATTTTTTCAGCATTTGTAAGATGCCACAGGCGTGTATGAGTATTATCCATAATAATATAGGGGTATTTACATGATTGTAGTGCCTTTTCCATAGAATTTATACATGCACTATGTGCATCAGATATCTTACTAATTTGGAAATTATAGGTACCATCTATTATGAAATAATTGTCGGCTGAAAAACATACTACTTTTTCAACGCCTAATAGACGAGAAAGAGCATCAGACAGGGTCGTTTTACCTGAACCAGATATTCCACGAAGAAATATTATTTGCGGAATTGTTCCAGTATTTGTTAGAACTGGTAGAAGAGGGTGCAAATTATCTTTTTCCCATAGGTGTATTTTGTGGCTTAAGATATTTGACATATTTGCTTTAGTATTAAATATAATATGGGGTTTAGATTAAATTCTAAACAGCAAATTACAGAAATAGAAGATTCTACATTTGAGCCAGATTACTACGTTTATACTGATGGAGCATGTTCAAATAATGGTAAAGAAAATGCATTAGCAGGTATTGGTATTTATTTCGGTATTAATGATATTAGAAATGTATCACAAAGAGTTACTGGAAAACAATCAAATAATACAGCAGAATTGGGAGCAATTTTACATTTATACGATATAATACAAAATGATATATTATCTGGTAAAAAAATAGCTATAGTATCTGATTCAGAATATGCAATACGATGTGCTACAACATATGGAAAAAAGTGTGCAGATGAAGGATGGAAAAAAGATATACCAAATAAAGATATAGTTAAAAAAATATTTGAATTATATGGCAATAAATCAAATATAAAATTTTTACATATTATGGCACATACAGAAAAAGTGGATATTCATTCAATGGGAAATGATGCAGCAGATAAATTAGCAAATAAAGCAATTGGATTAGATAACTGTCCCTATAAAAATACAAATACAAAAATATATTTAGCAGTCCCTTTTATTAAAAAAGACATTGTAAAGGAGTTGGGTGGAAGATGGGATCCTTCTAAAAAACTATGGTATATTTTTAGTGATGCTGGTAATAAAGAACATATATTATCTCTTTTCAAATGTGTATAAATTTAAAAATGATGGTTTAAAAATATACAGATATTTTCATAAAATGAACGAACTTGCGTATTATAATCGCCAGAAAGAACCGTGGAGCGATAAAGAATCTCAGGAAATTAGAAATAAATATGAAACAAAGGGGATGACTATTAGTGAGATTGCTGATATTCATCGTAGAACTCCTGGAAGTATTGGGTATAAGATAAAAAATATTGGGCTGATAGAGCATATTACCTTATCAAGAGGCTATATCGACTATAAAAATAGTAATTTGTATAAAGAAATTATTGGTACTAATATAAGTAAGAATAAACCGCCTAAATTGACTACACAAATAGAAAATGCACGGCCTATTAGACAGCGTGAAGAAATTCGTATAATTCGAAATGAAATTGACGAACTTAAAAAAGATGTCAAAGAGATGCTTCGTCTTATGAATGCTCTTTATGATTTTGAAAGTCAGTCGGCCTAGGTTAGATAATCTAATATACAAAAATTGCACACTAGTCCAAACCATGTTAAACACCATGAAAAACATCATCGGATATAGAACCCTCACAATTCATTCTTCCAAGAAATTACCTCTCTTGGAACAATCAATTAACAAATATTTGAAGTGCGGTTGGACCTTGTATGGAAACACACTTCACACTGTGAGCGAATCTGGAAACAAATTCTCACAGACTCTTGTAAAATATTCTGATGATACGGTTCCCTACTTTCATAAATATGGTATCTTCACATATACTGGGTTAGACGTTGACTTTGAAAAATGGGTTATTAACATTGTGAAAAATGCATGGGCCTTGTATGGGTCTACTTGGCACACTATTGATTCAAAGGGACTTCATTATTATTCGCAGGCGGTTGTGAAGATTAGTTATTAGTACTTATTAGTTACGCTACGCTTAGTCCCAGCGCTTATTACAATGACTATTATGCCCCCCACCACAATAATCCTCCTTTTTAAATCCAGCCTCTGACGCACAACAATCTGAATGATGCTCCATAGCAGTTGGAAGTTTTTGACCCGTCTTCGGATCATAATAAGCCCCACAGAATTTTTTAGCGCAAAGCCAGCACCATGAGCGGCCGCATCCAGCACCCACCACAAATTTCCCAGATGTTTCTAAGCCACATGCAAAAATGTAATTGCACGCCGAATCCTTTAGGGCCCACTTTCCACACCAAGGACATTGTTTGGCATCTGCACTCATTTCTTTTAAATATAGGGACCTAGCACTTTAAACGGGGGCTAAACACAAGCCTATAATTTTTATAATATATGCTCAAAGGTAAAACCTATGGAACGATTTATGGTGGCTGGTGGCTCCCATACGCCTTGAACCTTAATCCAACATCAACAGTAATTTGTGCCGGTGCTGGAGAAGATATTTCCTTTGATCTTGCAATTCAATCCCAATTCGGCTGCATGGTGGAAATTTTCGATCCGACCGAACGGGCCATAAAACATTTTGAGGAAATTCAGAATTATTATAAACCAAATTTTCCCGGGTTCTCAGGAAATATCCAAAAGGATTATGAATTCTGGATCTCTCCACTGAAGCCAAATTTCGCCGAAATTAATTTCAACAAATTTGGGCTCGCCGCTACAGATTCTACTGTGAAATTCTACAAGCAAACAAATCCCGAATATGTATCTCAAACAGTTCTACCAGATATGTATGGGACAGATTATACAATTGCAAAGATGAAACGGCTACAAACAGTACTTAAAGAAAAAGGTCTCAAAAAAATCGACGTCTTGAAGTTGGATATTGAAGGCGCTGAATTACAGGTCTTGGAATCAATGTTAGAAGATAAAATTTATCCAACTGTGCTTTGCGTAGAATTTGACTACTACTTGAAGGGGAAGGACAAGGGTGAAACAAAAGTGATCATAAACAAATTATATGATGCTGGCTATAAATTATTGCATGGAGAGAATTGGAATTATACATTTATGCTCTAGGTGTGATTTCAATCTTAATGATTTATGTACTGTATTAATATATTTCTTTATCTTTGATATAATATCTTTAGATAAAGTATCCATATTAGTTATAAATAATATGGATATTTTAAATTACATGTATCTAAATATACTTATTTAATTTCACCGGTAAGCCATGCCCAAATAATATCATATATATTAAAACAGCCGCCGCTATTAAAAGACTTCTATTTTCCGCTACAAGCGCTTGCTGTTTTAGCCCGTATACCATGAAAACATAAAGTACAAGTCCAATTACTACAGAATGAAATAACATAGTTAGACCACTTTCCATTTTATACTAATTGCTTAGAATTTAATTCAAAGCCCTCTAAAGATGTCCGAAGACGACTCATCACGGGCCGGTGTACAATGGACCAGTTCTATAGAAATCCTTATGGCAAAGTGGTGCGACGAGGCAAAATGCTACGAATGGATGCACACAGAAGCCTACGAATTTTTTGATAAGCGCTCCAAGACCCTTGTTATAGCATCAAATGTACTAACAGCAGTTAGTGGTCTCTCAAATGTGATTGCAGGAGGCATAGTAATAAACGGCTTCCAACTGTCCTGGATCTTCGGATCCCTTTCTATCGGAATCACAATCACAAACATGCTACAAGAAAAACTCGGCTATGCATCAAAGGCAGTAAGCCACATGCACTATGCCTCTATGTGGAGCCTAATTCGCAGAAAGATTGAAGAAGAATTATCCATTCCTCCAGAGTCCCGAAAGGATTGTGGAACCTTTCTAAAGTATTTGAAACAGGATATTAATGCAGTATCTACGGACGGAAATACCATGATACCCGATTTTATCCGTGATGCATGCTTCACTAAATTCCATTCTGTGCCCAATTTTGACATTCCTGACATTTGTGGACAAGTTGAACACACAAAGATATATGTTAAACTTGCTGGGGAACCCAGTGTTTAGAAATTTCTTTGGATTAGTAGACATGGACATCAAAAAAGAGCCACTAAAGGTTCCAAAAGTGATGCCAATATGGAAACCTATAGGGGTTTATAGAACATTTCCTTTACCAGTGTTACCCTTGCCACCATTAGTCCCAAGAAAGAAGTGGGTTAGACCAGTGAATTGTTAACATTAGCATTTATATTAGTAACTCTATTTATATAATATTTATCTATAAAATCATATATGCCTGGATAATATTTATAGGCATAATTATTAAACAAATTAATAATTTTATCGATTTTATCAATTATTCGAGTCTTTGCAGTCCCTCTAACCTTATTATTAAGAAGCATATTCTTCTTTAACAGAATGAAATATGTTAATACCAAATAAAAACCTAGACATAGAATACTATCTGATTCTGTTTTAGCCTTATTATAGGATTTTGTAACAGGATCAATAAACATAAGGGCAAGTCGTGTGTATAGTTGAGGATAAATCTTAATTAGGGAACTTATACCTGGTTTATGTTTATCACTTTGAAACATATTTTTCTCCCATTCTTCAGTAAGAATATCTGTTATATTATTTAAATTATACTGATTTAAATAATATGCCTTTTGTGTTTCAAAAAGGGTTTGCACCGACTCTAATATAGTTGCAGCCTGCGCCAAAGTATCCAAATCTAGATATCCAAATTTTTCAAATATATCCGTTTTTACTTTATCTGTTAGTAACTCTTTTAGCAGATTCTTTTCTGATTCCCGTTGCGCTAAAAATTCATCACTGAGTAAGGGCTGTGCTTCATCATGAATATTTGTATAATCCATTGCAGTGATTAGACCTGCTAAGATTGTAAGTTTGAACCGGTTTTCACCACTTGTAGGGTTCAGAAAGTCAACAATTCGCTTGTACCGTTCTTTTACGGCTTCTAAGCGTCCTGCTAGAAAACTTGCTTTAGTTGGATATAACGCCTTTATTTGTCCCTTTAATACTGTTGAATCTCCACGATTACTTGTATATATTTTATTTAGAATATATCTGACATTTTTATCGCTTACAGTGGCAATTTGCCCATTATTAACTATACAGCATATATCGGACTTGTCTTGATTGCATACAGTGTGCGCCCAGCCATATTCCATTTGAAGAACCATTTTTTCAGCAGGTGTTGTTTGTTTCTTTGATGAATATAATGAAAGATATATAACTGCTTGCGCAATAGGTAAGATATGTTCGCATTCAGGCTTCATTCCTGGTTGCGTATCATCTATCTTTAGACCGCATATCCAACATTCAGTTTCTGCATTATTCTTTCCAATAACATTATTACATTGTGTAGTATTTGTACTAATATTCCATATTTCACGCACATCCATTTTCTTCTTTACTTCTTGCACCGCATCTTCACCAAATAGAAGTATTGCAAAATCTTGTAGGCCAATTTCACTATATTCATGTATTGCCCGTTGTGTTTTTTTAACAGACTGTGACACTTTTCTCGTTTTTGACGCACTAAAGCGCGCTGTCTTTGCAGTTTTCGGCCCTTTTAACTTTGGTGTTTGTTTAAATTTCGATTTAGATTGAGTTTTTGCAAGTGTTCCTGCTTTCCTGCTTAGCGCTTTTGTTGCTTTTGTTGGCTTTAAACCCACATCCATCTTACTATATAGGTATAAAAAAGATGTCGGAGATTCAAAAGTAGTCCTTTTCTAATTGCGCCGTGTCTTCTGCTTTCTAGACTTTTTATGAAGGCTTGAGCGTCTGCTTCCTCCTCTATGGCGCCTACGTCTACCGTGCCTGCCTCTATTAGCATGTTCATCTTCATGCTCTCTAAAACACGGTGGTGCTTCATCTTGATCATCTTCTTGCCAAGTAATATAATTAGTACCACCCTGATACATATTAAATTCCCAAGTAACAGCACCACGACCATCTCTAGTTTCACCAACATATTCACCAACATATCTAAAATTACGTGGATTAGCATAAAATGTACAGTTATCTATATCTCCTAGATCACCATCATAACTTGTTGGCCTAATAACATCATACTCAATACCTCTTTCAAGGCTATTTGTATATCCAAGCGGATATACTCGTACGTTGCGTCCTGCCATTATACTATATATTAATAATTAAATTTATACAGATTTGGAGTAAAGTCTTTTCTAATTGCGCCGTGTCTTCTGCTTTCTAGACTTTTTACGAGAACTTGCACATCTAGCCCCTCCATTCGCTTCATGTAATTTAAAACAAGGCGGTATTAATAATCCATCGGTCTCATCAAAAGTAATATAAACTTTACCATTATTATAAAAAATCCAATTGCCATCAGCATAGCCAACATATGTACCAGCATATCTATATCTACGTGGATTTGCAAAATAGTGAGTGTGAGCATCTAGTCTATCATCACCCCACCTTTGTGGCCAAATAACATCATAGGCTCTATTTACTTGTAGCCCGTTTCTCTGAAATAACCCAAGTGGATATACTTCTACTTCACGTCCAGCCATTATATTATAACCCACGATTTTATACAAGAAGATGAACAAGACGCTTTGCAATTAGTTTGACAACAGGAACCGACACCGCATTCCCTGCAAGTTTATACAGATTCGTATCCGATAGACCAGGAAGCTTGTAAGACGCAGGAAAGCCCTGAAAGTTGAAGCACTCCCGCGGAGTGAGTTTGCGAATACCTTTATCATCTAGGACAATGGGAACATTGTGTCCGCCACCCCCCATATTTGCAGTTAGCGTCGGGCACTCACTGCTCTTATTCTCACGTACATAGACACGCCGATACTGGTAAATTGTGTCTTTCTTTGTAACACCTTCCTTGAGTAGTTTCCAAGTAGACGAGCTAGGTGTATAGTAGTATTTTGCAGGTACGTCTTTTTCCAGGAAATCTGAAATAGGGTGCTTAGGAATCTGTGGAAAGTCTAGATTAAAGCGATCATAGACGTCCTTCGACTTCAGACACACAATATAGATTCGCTCACGGTTCTGCGGAATACCGGTGATCTCGGATGTGTTGAGGATTTTGAAGCACACGTGGTAGCCCCTTTTAACAAGATTCTCCTGAATCGTCTTAAAGGTCTTCTTTTCGTCGTGCGTTACAAGATTCTTCACATTCTCTAGGATTACGCAATTCGGACTATGTTTATCAATAATGGAAAGAATCTTCCAGAAGACATTAGAGCGCTTGTCGGCGAAGCCTTCCTGCTTTCCTGCAATGCTAAAAGGCTGGCACGGAAAGCCCCCTGTAAGAATATTGTGGGGTGGAATGGTGTCCACGTCGACATCATTTAAGTCCTTTAGGGTTAGCGTATGAGTGAAATTGGCATCGTAGATCTGCTTTGAGTGTGGCACCATGTCATTGGCAAAGACGACATGTACCTGGCCAGTACTTTCGAAGGCATGAGAGAAGGCGCCGGTCCCAGCAAAGAGGTCGACCATTTTGACACCTTTTAGTACAGGGGTTTCTATAACAGAGTTTGTATTAGTAGCTAGCAACATCTCAATCAACTCATCCTTCTTCTTTGATGAATACCCCTTGAGCTTCTGAGTCTTGCAAATTGCAATAAGCTCTTCACGGGTCTTTGTTGAATAGTCCATCTTCTTAAAATACTAATTAAGGTCTGGCTAATCAATTTTTCTTAGACTACACCGTTTGTAAAAAAATTGATAATCACGTTTTTCCAAGACCCATTAAATGGGCTTCCACATTTATATTTATTGCCAACTAGATATTTGCGAAAAGACGGGCAAGCACTTTTATTACAAAAGTTTCGAGAAAATATTTGATATACCTCCAATTGTTCCAGAAGCGCATAGGAAGTTTGTTATTATGAAAAGTAACATTTTCAGAATTTACACAAGCCACGTAATAGATGATAGTAGCACAAGTGTATCAAACTTTCTTACCAATTATCCTAGCTGGTCAGATATTCTAAATGATTCTAATTTTAAAGAAGAGTACTTTGACTATTGGGGTCCAGATATGCACGCACGTTTCTATGCGGCCCTAAAATGGTTTTCGGAGCAAGGGATTTGTTATATGATTTCTTGGAGTAATTAAAAAATTGAAGTGTTGTCTCTACAAATTATTTTTAACTCCATGGCTTCTATTCCTTCTCGCAACGGCGCGCGCTGGAACGAGGATGAGACCCGCCAATTGCTGACAAATATTCGCAAGAAGAAGACTATTGCTGAAATTGCAGCAATTCACGAGCGTACAACCACCTCTATTAGTAATCGGCTAATCGAGGTCGCTGCGGATTATCACTTCTTTGATGCACGTAGTACAGAGGATATTATGCGTTATACGGGGCTTACGCACAAGCAGGTGGTAAATGCAATTGAACGGCGAAAGGCGAAATTGATGGTTGCGGAGAAGCGGAAGACTGCAGAGCATGTACCTGTAGAACCTGTAACACCTTTAGAGCCCATTAAAGATTCTGAGAAGCCCGTGCTAACCTTTAGTCCACTAGTGGAGCCGAGCAATGAAGTCTTTGCAGAGATGTTGGAGATTCTGAGGGATATTCAGAGGAAAGTGGGGGTTTTGGAGCGGGTGCGGGTGCGGGTGGATGCGGCGGTATAGAATCGATTAATAGACAAAAGATTTTTTATCTGTTTAATAGATGGAAGGTGTTGGGCGCAGCCTGGCAAAACAGGCTGCAATTGATGCAAATTTAGAGAGAGTTAAAAAGAGTAAGGCCTATACTGAATATGAAGATCGAATAAAATCAGGAATTTATCGTAAAAATAGGGAGACGCTTAAACGTAATCGTGCATCTCTTGAAAATACGAAGTTACGGCTTACAAAAAAACTTAATAAAGGTAAATCAGTTCAAGTAAAGGGTGATCAGGCTAAAATAGATAAGATTGCAACTTTAATGCGAATTATGAATGATGAGACAGATGTTGAAAATGCTAATAATACTTCTGTATCTAATGATGTGAGACAGGAAATGCTTGAAGGTGAAAATGCAGTTGAAGCAGCGAGCGGACTCACCCTAGAAGAAAACAATAAAGATGCAGAACTAGTAGCACCTAGTCTTGCTGTTAATGAAAAATATGTGCCAGTTCTTGAAGAAAAAACAGATAGATGCATTGAATTATTTGATCCTTGCACAAGAGAGCCAATTGCAAGTTTAGAGGCTCTAGAAAAACGTATTCGTGAAATTAAGAAGCAAAAAGATATTATTCCAGTAGGTCTCTATGGACTTAAAAATGATACTTCTAACTATGATTTTTTAACAAAAGTATTTATTGATCCAAAAATTTCTTTAGATGATTTGGTTTCATTCCGTTTATCTGCTGGAGGTCAAGTAGGCTCCGATATATATGAAGTCCTATCACGTTTATTTGTATTTTTTGGAGGTATTGAGAATGTTAATCCAAGGCAAAATGGAAACTATAAATTTATGAAAAAAATAGAAGGTGATGCTCCAGAAGTATATGATGATAGCGTAGATGCTTTAAAAAAAATGAAATGTAAGGCTACACGGGCAATGGGTATAAGTGATATAACCTTGACAAATGTTAGAAATGATAAAAAAGTAATAAAACCTGATGATCCATATTGTGAGGTAGATTGCGATATAAAAGAAACTGATAATATAAAAACATATTTGATAAGTGTAAAATGGTACAAAGATGAAAAGAATGCCGAACATTATGACCTTGAAAAATTATTTACTGCAGCACAAAAAATAACTAGTGCCGAACAAAAGCCATTAGATATTATAGTATTTTTGAAAAGTAAAAGGGATTTTGAAATAGCACACAATAGATCATACCGCCAATATACAAGGGATATAGCAAAAACTTTTTTTGGATGGAATGAAGATGTAAAACCATTCTTAGAAGAAAAAAGAAGGGGGATATTTGAATTTGCAAATTTAACAGGTAAATCACCCTTAGAGGCATTAGAAACACAATATTTTACACCAAATGCCAAGCCAATTCTTTCCCTACAATTACATCAAGATATTATAGTTACAGGTGTATGTGATACATTAGAGGTGAGCGATAATAATCTTTATTTAATCGGTGTATTACCAAGAGGTGGCAAGACATTTATAGCAGGTGGAATAATTAGAGAATATTTAAGAAGAACTAATACATCGAATCTAAATACATTCTGGCTTACTGCTGCACCGAATGAGACACTCACACAAGTAAAGGATGAACTATTAAATAGATTTCAGGATTTTTCGGATTTTGAATTTATTGAGGTTAAATCGGTATCTGATATTAAAAAGACTAAATCGCATTCGGTATTTTTCTGTTCCTCGCAACTTTTAATAGCATCCCAAAAGAAAGATGCAAAAAAAAGAGACTTTCTACAGAATCTGCTAAGCGGTAAAAATAAATTAGGTCTAGTATTTTTTGATGAAGCTCATAAAACAGGTACAGGTGATCAAACTAAATTAGAAATACAAAGTATTATACAAACATATAATCATCTTAATTTACCATTTATATTTCTAACTGCAACATACTATAATATAATTTTTGATTATCAAATACAAAAGACTAATACATTTATTTGGGACTATACAGATGTTTTAGCCACACGATCTTTAGCTACTGAAACTGAACAAGCAGATGCACTAACTAATTTACAAGAACGATTTGGTAAAGAGTTAGTTAACAATGTTATACAAAGAAGAATATCTAATAATGAAACTTTAGAAACTATGGCTAAAGCCTATATTGGATTTCCTGACCTATTTTTTATATCAGCTGATTTTCAAGAGGAAGCTTTAGAGCGTTTTACAGAGCAAGATAAATATAGACCAGATTCTGGATTTAGTCTATCTTCTATATTTGCTATAAAACAAGGACTAACTATTGCAGATGTTAAAACAGCAGAAAACAAAGTTAAAAAAGATGCATATAAGATATTTGATAACTTAGCAAATCCTAAAAATATAATCAGTCTTATAACTCCAAAAGAGACATTCGATAATCCAGATCTATCTGCCGAGCCAGGTGGTGAGCCACTAACTAAAAAAGAAGGGTCTAGTATTGAACCTTCCCTATTGGGACGCATAGATAAAATGAGTAGTGATGCAAAGAGCCGTTTTAGATTAGATGAGCAACCTACAATGCTTATGTTTATGCCTACTGGTGGTGTAGGAACTAATATTTTTTACCTATTATGTGGATGGTCCTCATTACTAATGACACATAAATGGTGGAGAGATAATTATGAAATAGCTTGTGTAGTATCTGAAGAAAATATTGGTGCAGATGCGGTTGGTGAATTAGTTAATATGGAATTACAGGCATCTGATGGTATTCATATTATAAGTAAAAATCCTAAAGCGAGTATATTAAGCCTTGAACGTAAACTACATTGCCAAAGCACGCCAAAAGGTCTTCTTATTTTAGCGGGTGAAAAGTTAAGTATGGGTATTAGTTTACCTTGTACTGATGTAGTATTCTTATTCAATGAAAAAAAATCACCCGATGATATAATACAAAAAATGTATAGAGCATTAACGCCAAGCCCAGGTAAAAAATCTGCGTTTATTGTGGATCTTAATCCAGTTAGAACTTTGGCTGCACTTTATGGATATACAAGAGCATCACACGAGTCTTCAAATACAGCATCGCAGATTTTAGATATTATTTATGATACTTATTCATGGGATTCTGATATATTTGAATATAATTTAAAGAAGGGTTCTGATGCAAAACCACTATCTTTTCAGGATAAATTACGTGAACTATTTGAAATGGCAGAAAAAGACTCATCTAATGAGTATAGAATTAATGAAGATATAGGTGGATTTGAGAAGAAGTTGGGTGACAATATCAGGCGTGGTATAGATTCTGAATTTGTAGGTAAAATAGCGGGGCAATTTAGTTCTAAAAAGTTAGAGGCAACATTAAGTAGCATAGGTTTAAAAGAAGGCAGTAAAGTAACTCTTGAAAAAGGACGACTTATTATAAGAGTGCCAAAAGAACCAGATGAATCTGAAGATGCACCTACTCCAGGTGAAAATATTGAAATTGTAATAGATAATTTTATTGAAACTGTGGCAGATTTTGTAAAGTACCTTGCCATTACAAGCACTGCAACAAATCTTAAAGACGCATTAGAAGAATATAAAGGTGATGTAACAAATAAAGAGGGAAGTAGTCTCCGACGGAATGTTCTAAGTCTTGTTCGTTCAAGAACAGATATAAAACAAAAGGATGATGAAGATAAAGATAATTTATTATCTAATCTTCTTATTGCAGCTGTAAAAGATTTCGCATTCAATAGTAGTGAAAGCGTATTTCGTCAGATGAAAGGCAAAATAGATGAAAAATCATTGCGTAAAGATAAGATACTTGCAATAATACATAAGCGTTTGACACCAAGGCAGAAGCAAAAGAAAGAGGCTGGAGAAGTTTTTACACCTATAGAACTAATTGAAAAAATTATGGCTCATTTACCAAAAAGTGTATGGAAGAATCCAGATTTAAAGTGGATAGATCCAGCCAATGGTATAGGGAATTTCCCAGTAGTAATATTCTACAAGTTAGATGAAGGCTTGAAAGAATGGGAGCCAAATGAAAAGAAACGTAGAAAGCATATTATTGAGAATATGTTATATATGATTGAATTACAAAGCAATAACAATCGTATAGCAAGAAGAATATTTGAAACATTGTGTGAAGGATGTACGCCTAATATATTAACTGCAAATAGTTTAGAATTAACACCAGTAAAGTTAAAGGGGAAAGGGTTTCCTGAAAAGTATGATATTGTTATGGGAAATCCCCCCTTTCAAAAGGGTCGCAATATGATGTTCTATGTCTATTTTATAGATTTAGCAAATAAAATAATAAAAGATAATGGATACTTATTATATGTTATACCGAATAAAATACTAATACCCAATAAAGCAAATGAAGCAATAAAACATTTTAACCCGCTTTTTATATATCATACAGTTAATAAAGATTTTCTTCCAACTATAATATCAACTACGATTTGTGCTGTAATATGTAAGAAGGAGGCGTTTGATAAAGAAACAAAGGTAGAGTTTGATAATGGAGAATTGATGGTAGATTTAGAAACTCCTACACCAACGCAGTATAACGATATAAAACTAAAAGAAATATCAGATAAAATATTATTTGGTAAAGATAAAAAATACTTAACTACAAGTAAAGAAAAACCAGCAAAATCACACGTATATATAAGTCGTGTATGGATGCGTTATTCTCCTGATAAACCTGATGGGGGTGGAAGTCATATATTCAAAATTTCTGATGCACCAGGGGCAGGAGATGATGGTAGTGGTAAATATATTACAATACCTGATGGTATAACAAAATCATTATTGATATGGGTTTTATCACGCTCAGAAGCAATGCGATTTATTACTAAGATATATGCTGGTGCTATGAATGTACCCGCTTTTATTTGGGGTATAATACCATTTATACCTGTAAAATCAGAAGCCGATTCTGAAGTGTATAGATTATTACATATTAATGCTTCTGATATAAAAACTATTAAGGAGAGTTTAAATGATAATATTCAAGCAGACGCAGATGACGAAGCCGCAGAAGGCGGTGGTGCAAAGCAACGCACGCATACACGCAAGGTAAAACGTACATAATAGATTTTATAAAAATACGATATGCCTGCCAATAAAAATTGATATTATTTATTAAATATTATATAATAAATGGTAACACCTATGACAAATAAAGAATGGGCTAAAATTAAGAGAGAAGCTAAAGAGAGAGAATATTCTATATCTGGGAGTTATTGTATTAAATGTCTTTCATACCCATGCGTTGCTCAATGTTCTATGCGTTATAATTTAGATCAAAGAAATGGAAATACTCATGTAAAACCACGCAAAACAATCCCTAAGAAAATTCGTGGAGAGGCTTGGAAAACCCAGTTTGGCGACTCTACAAAGGGTTCTTGCTTCTGCTGTAAAAAGGGGTTAGATGTATTTGATGACTGGCATGCAGGTCATATTGTATCTCATTCAAATGGTGGGACAGATACTGCAATTAATCTAAGACCTGTGTGTGGCTCTTGTAATCTTTCAATGGGAACTGAAAATATGGATGTGTTTAAGGCAAGATGTTATCCAAACTAATCATCCATAATCATACAATTTGAATTACCATATTCATCCTTTAACTTTTGTTCAGATGGACCCAGGCACATTTTACAAATTTGCCGATGCCCACGAATAAACACTGGATTATACTCTTTTCTTTTACATATTATACAAGGTTTTTCTTGAGACCATCTGCCCTCGATGCCTACCTTTTTATTTAGTCGAGGAAGATTATCTATCCAGTCATATGATAATATTCTACAGTCATCACACCATCTGTTTTTTGTAGTTCTTGTACAACAAAAAAAATATTCTTGTCCAAGAATATCAGTAGGATCATTTTTTAAAATTCTTTCCTCTTCTTCAAATATTTCTTCAGTCGTAAATTCAAACCATGGCTCAGGTCTTACATTCGTTATAGTAGCATGTGTATGTTTTATTTCAAAAATATATCTTACTTTACCATTATTTACTAATGCTACATCTGCAATCCATTTATTATTAATATCTCTATATTCAAGTACTGCATTATCTCCATCTAGATACTCTATTTCTAAATCATAAAATGCTCCAGGAGAACTACCGCATTTAGAACAATATGTATTTATAGTTATAGGAAATTTATTGTTTAATCTTTCTGCTATTTTATATTTGGCATCTTTATGCATTTGACTTTCATTTGGATGTTCATAGTATGAACATGTATTCGTAAGAGAATAATGAGAAAAATGAGCTCTTCTTATTGTCCCCTTTTTTAAAAGAACCCTTTGAGAGCAATCTGCACATTTATATGTTTTATCTTTTGATGCATTAGAAGGTAAAACATATCTATTAGTTACTGATTCTAGAGCACCTAGTTGTAATTTTTCAGTCATACTCTATAGAAATATCTGTGTGTCTTTAGATATATAGCCTAAAGCATTTATAATAAAATCAGTTTAAATAAAATATTAGACTATTGGACACTTTAACATATTAAACATATAAACATATAATGGGTGTATATGTTTATAAGTCAAATCACATTGATGCAATTAAAGTAGGTCATTATTGTAAGAATAATGCTTGGAGTAGAATAGCACATAGGGGGTTTTATTCTTGTAGATGTCCTGATGAAATTAAAGATAGAGTTAGCGTTGAAGACCTTAATTTGCTTTGTTGGTATCCAAATTTAACGCCAAAAGATGAAAAGAAACTTCATATGGATTTAATAGAATATAAACTATGTGGAGAATGGTTCAAAAGTAATGCAATTGATAAAATATTAGAAATTATTACTGAAGAAAATAAAGCATCTGAATGTTCAAAAGAAGAAGCCATAAAAACAAGACGTAGGTTATAAATGCCAGTTTGAAATAACCGCGGATCTAAAAGAATAATTATTTAAAGAATAGTACTTGAATGAAATATGCTCAAAAATTTCAGTTATTTAGAGAATCACTAATTGCATTTTGTAAAACCCGCATTTCAGAAAATTGGAGACAAATGTTTGATATGTGGTTAAGTTGTGAAGCAGATATGGTATTTGGCTACGGATATCAGAATAGATTTAAAGAACACTTTGGAGTAAATATACCTGAAAAATTAAATTCAGAATTATGGTTAGCAGGTAAAAATTTACTTTATGCTATTAGTTCATTTACTAGTATAACAAAAAATAATTCTAATTTAGATCAAGTTCTCGAGTTTGTAGAAATATTTCTATCTGAACAACTTGATAATTTTGATAATAATCACGATACTTCACAATGGTGGGATAGTAGTGAAGATGAGAATGTTGAAGACAATCCAGAATAGTCTAAAGTACCTACTATCACTATTAATATGAACTACTACGCCAAATTATATACGGATTACTATTATCCTGATAATATAAATCCCGATGATATAAAAGTATATATAAGTGTTATTGAAGGTATATATGAAATAGATACCCAGCAAAAAGCACGTGTAGTTTGCACTGTTAATATTACTGAAAATAAAATATATAAGTGGAGAAAGCATCCATTTAACGTAATAGGTTTAGATGAATATATAATCACCTTAAAAAAAGATAACTATGATAATGAAATACACAGACTATTACATGAAGAAACATACACTCTTCTTTCACACCTTTTAATTACAGAAGGTTATACACCAGAAAGAATTGAACAAATAACAAATGCAGTTCACACTATTTCAAATAATAAAGCGATAAAAACATATCAATATTATTTAGATAATTCGATTAGTTTTTAAACCGATTAAGATAGTTTTGACTTGAGTTTAATAAACTCTTCGATGCTTGTTTCCTTTATAAACTGATTTAGAATCGCATTTACTAGACGATCCTGCCAAGTCTGATAACACTCCTTAATCCGAAATAGTGCGCATTTTGCATAATGTGTAATCCAATCACTCTTATCTTTGTGGCTATATTCAAGTGGAGTATCAATCTCGGTCATTTTGTTAAAGTTAACAAACGGTCTAGGCGATCTATCTTGAAAGGTATCAATATCAGATTCATTTATACAGTTAGAGTATTGGCCATAACGAATCTTGAAAGTACGTTCGGATTCATTTCTAAGACAGAAGATTACAGGCTGGTTGATATCAAGCTTAAGTATTGTTGAGCCTGGAATGATCCCTTTAGCCTTACCAGACTTCAGTTCAATCTTAGCTACGAAAATAACTTTAGAATCTTTCCAAAACTTAATAGACACATCTGGAGATTCACATGTTATAGAGTAATCATTACACTCTGGATATAGTTCTTTCATACTAGCCCATACCTCACTACAACACATGCATGTCAGTTTTGAGTAACCACTGTCAGTATTTGCTTCACCATCAGTCCATTTGATTTGTGCCAGCTCAGCCTGTTTTGTAAACAGTAGCTGTGCTGTAGCTTGAGTAAGAGGCATGCACATCTTCTCCCAGAAAAGAGTAGACATGTTGGCTTGGTAACACCCCACATACGATTTTTATTCTTCAATTTTACTTTTTTTCAAAATCTGCTCTACCTTCCTCGCAATAATATAGCCCAGTAGCGGTGGCACAGCATTACCAATCGGCTTATACGCCTTACTGGTCGGCTTATCAGGTTCCGTAAGTTTGCACTCAGGAGGAAAGGTCTGAATTAGTGCCGCCTCTCGCACGCTCAGCCGACGCTCACCGAGCTCCTTCTCATTCTTACCCCCATTAATCCTACGAAATTCGATATTTCCATGATGCTCTGCCCGCATTGTTGGAGCAAACTCATCGAGTCCCACCTCCTTTTGTCCTTGCCCCTTTGCAAGCCGTGCAGCCTTTGAATAGACCTGCATGGCCGGATCAGTGCTAACAGACGGTTCTTCAAGATGCTTGAAATAATGCCGAATGTGACACGTTAGTTTATTCTCATCAATAATGTTCCAGTCATCAGGAAGATCCCCTTTCTTGTCAAGACGAATCCCCATAATAATCACACGCCACCGTGTTTGAGGAATACCATACTCTTCGCACTTGATAAGCTGGTATTTTACATTATAGCCGACTGCTGCAAAATCGGCAATAATTATATTAATCGGATTTCCAGGCATGGTAAGAAGCCCATTCACATTTTCCGCCACAAATATGATCGGCTTTACACGCTTGACCAATTCCACATAGGATTGATAAAGTGTACCCCTGGCAGCATCAAATCCCTTGCGCTTTCCTGCATGGCTGAAATCCTGACAAGGAAACCCACCGGTTACAACATCTGCCTGAGGAAAGGCGAAATTATCCTTCAGCAAATCACGAATATCCTTTAGTTGATAATTATGGTTCCAGTTATTTAATTCTGCGACCCGCTTTGCTTCAGAAAGAATATCATTCTGTAAAACAGTGCTAAAAGGGAGTCGTTTAAGATTTACAAACCCCTCAATAGGTGTATATTCACTTTCGACATAATCGGGTTGAACACTGTTTTTATGAACAACGACCTGTTCGGCAAAGCCAATATCCATTCCACCCATTCCTGAAAAGAGGGAGATGACTTTGTAATTCGCAGTATTATCTACAATAAGATTGCGAACTGGCTCCTCAGGCAGTAGCAAAATGATCTGGGCCTTGTTCTTTCCACTATAGCCCTTAATGCCTTTTTTCTTGCAAATTGCAATCAATTCTTCACGGGTTTTTCTAGAATAGTCCATGGTGCTTGTTGCAAGAATAGGATCAAATATAGGCTCAATTTTTTAGATAGGACATTTAGATTAAAATATAGTATTATAGGAGAATGCCATCATTATTTAACAGAGTCTTTGGTAGTCCTAAGGTTCATCCAGCTGGACATCAGGCTAGTAGTCCTAAGGTTCATCCAGCTGGATATATTCCTGCTGTTACTGCTAAGGTTCATCCAGCTGGACCCCAGAGTGCGGTTAATAATAAGGGTGGTCCAGCTAAAGCCAAAGGAGGGTCTCGTAAGAGAAAATATGGAAAAAGAAATACACGTAGAAACTTAAGAAGTCACCGGTAACAATGTCCAAGTATAAACATAAACAACATTTTCATTTAAAGTCTAAAGAATAATTTATATTAATAATATATGCTTGGTCAGATCACCCCTTTATCTCCCCTTGGAGTAGAATTGTATAAACTTGCAAGATCTCCTGAGCATAAAACCTTTCTTGATATTGGAACATGGAATGGATTAGGTAGTACTAAAGTATTAGTAGATTGGCTACATGACAAAAATATCTGTAAGATTTATAGCGTAGAAGCCAATCTAAATATGTATAATCTTGCCTGTAGTAATTGGGAACCAACTCCCTCTTGCCTAGAACTTCTATATGGTAAACTCAGCAATAAAATGCTAACAGAAACGGAGATAATTGCACACCCAACTTTTAACGATGTCAAGAATCATTTTGATATACATTACCAACAGGATGTTATTGATTTTCAGAAAGCCCCAATAGTAAATCTTCCTAAATCTATTGATGTTGTAGTTGCAGGTGGGGGAGAATTCTGCGGATTTTCTGACATGGAGACCTACCTTAAACTTGAGCCTAAAATTATTGTACTTGATGATTTACATGTAATGAAAAACTGTGATGTTAAACCGTACCTATTAGAAAATGGCTGGTCTATCTCTGCAGAGGGTAATGATCGAAATGGATGGGCTGTACTTAGACGTAGATCCCTTTAACGCAGACTAAATAAATATAAAAGTTGGTCCAGTTCCCCAAGCATCTCATCACGAATATTTAGTAAATCCGTGTCATTTGGTGCTATACCTTTCATTATACCCTTTTTTAAGTACGCCACACACCCATTCACAAATTTCACGGCGCCCGTTTCAGAAAGATTCTGTAACTTCACAGTATTTGTACCTGCAGAAAGTCTCGGACGCTTGTACTTGCCCATATAGACTTCAACGAATTTGTCAATGCTTTCATCTAAAGCCTTTAGTACTTCATCCGTAGCCTTATGGCGACTATAAATACGGGTTTGCCAATGATATAACTTAATCTGCTCTTTCATGGTAAAGAAAAAGTGCACGTGTTCTGCGCTCATCTATTATACTAATAGATTTACTGCAGGACTTAAAGCCCCTACACCATTTACAAATGGTACAAAACCCCACGATACCTTGGCAGAGTGGTTAATGCGATGGATTACTAACCCATTTCCTTATGGAGCGAAGGTTCGAATCCTTCAGGTGTCGGCGTTTTTATTTGCATATAAAATATGCAAATAAAAATGCCCAAAGATCGCTGTTTTTATTTCGTTATTTTATAACGAAATAAAAAGAGCAATAGGTCGGCGTTTTTATTAGCATATAAAATATGCTAATAAAAAGAGCAATAGGTCGGCGTTTGTATTTCGTTATCTTATAACGAAATAAAAATGCCCAAAGGTCGCTGTTTCTGTTTCTATTAGTATATTTTATATACTAATAAAATCAAACCTGTGCAACCCTCTTAATATACTTATACACACAATCCATTTCCCCCATCTCCTCCTCATACGCAACAAGCAACGGCTCCCCATCAATAAGTTTTCCAATACGCTCAACCACTGCACTATACATCATAAAGTGCCACCGATTATTGTGTGGATTCATCTGTGGAGGCTTTGCAAGTACATAGGCATCTTGCAAACTCAGATTCTCAACAGTGTTCTGAAGAATCCCATTCTTGAAAACAGTAAGAGTGTACTCAACCATTTTCTAGTAGATTCTTCTCAAAAATTTCTTAGACTTCAATTTTTATTTGTATTTGATATGCAGAATGCCACAAGTTATAAGTGACCTATTTCCGGCCGAGTACTTAGCAGAGTTACTTCAACTACCAGAGGTTGCCGCTGCTAAAGCTAAACTTACTGATGGCCCCAATTCAGTATTTTTCAGTATATTCATCCCAGAGCCAATTAGGGATGTGTTAGCCGAAAAATTCAACATAAATCTTGTCAATGTATGTGAATTACCCATAAGATGGGTTCAAGGAAATACACCACCGCACATGGATTCTGGTGTATCTGTCTTTCTAAATACCTACTTAGTCTATCTAACAGGTGCTAGTGGAGACCTTATTCTTGACAATGTGTCATACCCTATAGTTGACAATAAGGGCTTCATTTTTAGTGAAGGTGTTGAACATTCTACAATAAATACGGGGTCTGAGCCACGCCTTATACTTGGTCCCATGAGCGAGCGTGCAAATCCTGTTGGATTCACTCCTATAACATATTACCCAAGCGAAGTAGATGCACTAGCAAATACTAATAGTATTGGATATTCAAGTTCCTATACTGTTGGTGATCTAAGCCCTGGACCAAGTGGATCATATACGCACTGGAGAATAGCATCAAATAGTACGGGTAGTTCACCAACAAATGTAATTTATCCAAATGGTACAGTATTAAATTCAGCCGACTATTACTTTTTATATCCTACGACCCCATGCTTCCTAAAAGGCACAAAGATTCTAACCCTTGTAGACGGCGTAGAAGTCTATAGACCCATTGAAACTCTAGAAAAAGGCGATTTAGTCAAAACGTCCAAGAGTGGCTACAAGAAGGTCGAAGTCCTTGGTTCATCCGAATTAGAGAACCCGTGGCACACTGATCGTATTGAAAACCGCCTATACCTATGCAGTCCCGTAAATTATAGTGAACTCACTGAGGACCTATACATAACAGGATGCCATTCAATCCTTGTAGACAAACTTACAGATGTGGAAACAAATGCCCTGAATAAGAAGACTGGTGTCTTTGTGACAGAGGGCAAGTATCGCCTAATGGCTTGTGTAGATGAGCGTGCTGTTCCCTGGACCTCAAAGGGTCTTTACACAGTTATGCACCTTGCACTAGAACATGTCGATGAAAAGATGAATTATGGTATTTACGTGAATGGTGGCCTTCTTGTTGAAACAACATCTATTAATTTCTTAAAGAACCGGTCAAATATACTTTCTAGTGTATAAAGTTAACACATCAAAAATATGGAACCTATATTTTTGGCGAGTTAGATACGCCGGCGTTTATACGGCATTTGGACGGGCAAATGGCAACTAATTTTTCTTAAAGTCCTTCAATTGCTGATTCTACTTGCTCTTCAGCAATTTCATAATCTCCATGCGCCCTTACTGCCTCAAAATGTAGCATATTTGTATATATACATATAATGGGCCATTCACTGTCATCTGTTTCAGGGTCAAAACACGCTTCTGTTAATACTGCTGATATTTGTTCAGAGCCAATTAAATAGAGTTTATTTCCATCATCTTGCTCACTTGCAGATAGCACACGAAATTTAAATTGTGCGGCGAGCAGAAATAATTCAGGTTCTTGTAAAAAATCTTCACTCATCACTCTAGCAGACATTTCTGCATAATCATCTGAAACAAGGCTATAGCATTTAACAATAGGAAGATTTAAAAAAACTACTCTGCGGAAAAAACTCGCAATTTCATTCTTATTAGCCTTTGTACATCTACGAAAATTAGGACAAGTTGCTGTTAAAAAAGAGTGAATTAAACAGTCATTATTTTTTATACTTGAATCCATACGCTCCCATTCTTCTGTTTCTTCACTAAAATCTGTAAGGTACTCTACAACAGGGGTTGCAACATCTTCATCTATTAATTTATATGTTCCAATAATTTCATTCATTTTTTCAATTGTAATATCTTCTGGATTTAAATATTCTGCTAGCCTTATATTTCTATTTGCTTTTGCGAACCCTTTTTTTCTAAGTGTTTCATTAATTTTACGTGAAAATTTCTTTACACTCAGTGGTTTTTTAAGAGTTTTCTTTAATTTAAATTTCGCTTGTCTTCTTCTAGTTTTTGGCATATCTAATATATACATTTAAAATTTCACGGTCTAAATGGCCGCTTCTTACTTAGGCGGCGTGTGCGATTTTTAGATACTTTAATCTGCGCAACAAGTTCATCAATTAGCGCAGCATACTTATCAAAAATTTCCCCAACCGCCTCAGTCTTCTTTATACTTGGCTCTCTACCCTTAATCATCATTTTGGTAGTCATTGACTGTTCTGCACACCGTTTTAGTTCTTCGGGTGTGCTTATACGCATCTTAGACACAAGACTTCTAACAACCTTTACGTAATCATCAAACATCTTATTGACGGGTCCAGTAGCATTTGCACTATTTAGTCCATTTCTATCAACCCTTAGTTGCCCTAGGCGCACATCTCCAAAATCAGCGTAGTGTTCAAGATTGACGGTGTTCATCTAATTAACCCGAGAGTAAATATATAGATACTAATGATAAAACAATTCCTAGCATCTTTCTATTACTGATTATTTCGTTAAACAGGTATTTACTCTCAATTGTAACAAACACCGTACTTATTAAATCCCAAAGTACATTCATTGTTGCAACACCTTGATAATTGAGCGACTTTAGGAATATATATGGCTGAAAGCCATACAATAACATTGGTGCAATTAAATAAAATGGTGAAATCCACTTTAATTGTATGCTTTTTAAGATTCCAAAAGTGACTACATCAATAGATGCCATTAAACTTCCAAAAAGAATTGGAATTATAGAAGCACCCATACACTACTCTAAGGGCATGAAACAACCGCTGGTTTTCCGACAGCTGCTCCATTACACATTTGTGCATTAACCGTTGCCGTTGCAGCTAGTACACTTTGAGGTACAAGTGACGCAAGTGAATTATCCCCTGTAAATTGACGCTCATTCCAATGGCGCTTATTCCGTATATTTTTGGTGTAGAGTTGGCGTATAATCGCAATTATTAGAACAATTGCAACAATTGCTAGACCCATGTAAATTGCAAAAAGCCGGGAGAAAAAGCCATATTTTGCTAAAACACTTAGAATTAGTGCGACAGAAAGACCGACAAAAAGGAGTTGTAATGAAAAGAGTGTCTCCATTTTAGCATGATAATTCCACTCGTTAATTTCAATTTCCCGTTTTTTTGAATGTTCTCTAGTGTCCATATCTACTTATCCCGCATACATAATATAGAAAAGAAGTCCAATTGCAGTAACATTCATGAGTCCATATAGATTTGTGAGGCGCTCCGCATATGTATTCTTCTCACGTGATACGTCTAAAGTGCGGTCCTCAGCAACTGTGTACTGCCCAGTAGTAATCATATTTGAATTATTGGCAACAGTGGTTGCAGTAGTTTCAAAGGCCTCTTTTAGCTCCTTAAATGGGTCGGATTGAACAGTGCCAAGAAAGCCTTCAGTCATAGTACTCATGTCCATAGTAAGTACATACCGGGAGACAGATAAGACGTCCTGCATGTCCTGATTCTTGCCCTTCAGTGTCTCAAAAATCTTAGGATCAATCATATTCACTTCAGACCGGGAAATCATTGAAACAAGCATCTTGAGCAGAAATTGGAATTGCGCATTAAGTTTACAAAGTGCAGTGCGGGCCTCTTGAAGAACTGCAATTTTTGTTGAATCTGAATCAATAACTATACCGAGACTCTTTACTGCCTCTAGCACAGTACTAATTGAATCACGTGTAAGATTACCACTTAGGTCTCTACGTAGCCCCTTTACTGGTAATAAAGCAGTGAGTACAGGCGCCTCAGCCTCTTGTTGACTTCTTACTGGGTCGCAACTAGCATCCATTTCTACCACTATGTACTTAAATTAAGTACAGTCTAGCCAGTAGACTAATGTACTAGATGGTAGACACCCCTTTTATTACTTGGCAAACCCATAAATTGTTAAACCAAGTAATACAACTGCGATGCCTGTCATAATAAGGAAGGGTTTTGATGTATATAATGATTTATTTCCGTAACTATTTAGTGGCCCTGTTATAACAGGCGGTAGACTAATCATAAAAGCCATATTAAATCCGAAAAGGGATAGTAGATAAAAGAGGGAAAGTGAGAATAAAAATAGAGATACTCCAATGAGTATTGGAATAGTATAATGCTTTAAAGGGCGACTAATTGGAAACCAGCCATCGTAATAGCCACGATTACGTTCAGGATTTCTTGCAGTTTGGGCACGGTCAAAAGATATTGCCACATCGTGACTACGCTTTTCAATTGCTCCATTTGTATCATTAAGCATTGTTGTAACTGTAGAATAATCACCTCCAGAATTTGTTGATTCAGTTATACAGTCTTGATGATCCTTTATCTCTTGAGCCAGTATAGTCAAAGAATTAATATCATCTATTGTAGGATTTTGTATTCCACTTACAGTTGTTATTTTTGCTGTTACTTGTGAAACCCATTCTGAAAAATTTGTTGTATTTGCAATATGCTTTTTTATAGATGGATCACAATTTGCCATAACTAATTAAGGCATACAAATACGATACGTCTTACATTCGCCGGCCTGAGGGCTTGGGCGAATAATCTTAACAATATCACCGGGAACAAGACCTAGAATACGACCAATAATATCCTCGTGGAATTTAATAATCGGTAGAGTGTACTTTGACTGAATGTAGTGCGCCTTCATAAATTCGGCGTGCTCTGACTCTGGAAGCAAGGTATGCTTCGGAACAAGTACGTGATTAATAGGATTACTTACAAGCGTATTTGCATCAAAGAAACTAATACGGAGTTTCTGCTTGTTCCACGCATTCAGTGCAGCCGTATTGAAACTGTCGCCAATTGCCTCGAGCGTAATAACAATCACCTCGGTCGTCTCAGGGTCAATAAGGGGCTCGCCCTCTTCATCATTAAGAAGCTTATTGAGGAACCCTGTTAGCCGATTCTTTACACGAGGGATCGCATACTCTACACGGCACTTTCCACCATCTTCCTTTACAAGATCCATTCGGAGTGCACCCTCCTTTGAGGACGAGGCCATTGATTCAATCTCAAAGGGGCCGAATTTAAGATAAGGCGTCACATTGTATCCCTTTGCCTTAAGAATATCAAGAAGAGTCTGGCGACTGCGGAAAAGAATATCTACTGTTTCATAATCCATTCTACTTAGAGTAGAACGGATTTGGAGTTACAATTTTACTCTGGGCGCTTAAGACCCTTCCTTTACAACATTCACTTTTACGTTTGGTGCTGAATTAGCAGCGGAATTAGCTGCAGAGTTTGCAGAGCCTGCTGATGCATTGCTATTAGTGCGTTGGCGGCGTGAATTTGAATTTGCATTTGTTTGAGGTAATCCTAAATTTCTTAGAACAGGTTCACTTGTATCAAAGGCAAGCGTTGGCGGAGCCCCTGGCGCAGGAGGAGGAATGTACTGGGAGGATGGTTGCTGTGAAACATTCATTGGAACAACAAGAACCGGCTGGGAATTTGTTTGTACATTTATACTTCCAGTGTTTGCTCCTGTGAAACCAGAATTTCTAGCATTAGTTCCAGAATTCATACCAGCATTTGCCCCAGTATTCATACCAGCATTCATACCAGTATTCATGCCACTGTTTGCCCCAGTAAGTCCGCCAAGCGTCTCATACTCATCTTCCCCAATTGGCTCTTCCTCAGAGAAGGTGGGACCACTCGGACTAGCAACATTTAGTTGTAGTGAGTTAGTCGCAGCATTACTAGGCCCAATAGGCCCTGTTAACCCAGTATTCACGGAGTTAGCAGCAGACACCGCAGCATTTACTGCAGCATTAATTGTCTCACTCTGAACCTTAGACGGGCTACTAGATGTTGAATTAAGTGCAGCATTTACCGCAGCATTCATTGCAGCGTTTAAGACAACTGCATTAACTGGTTTTTGTTCTTCAATAGTAGTGCCGAGCCCAGATAAATCCTCCGCAGACACTGTTGGCTCCTCTTTAACCTCAAGGCGTTCAGGTAGTAACGTTTCAGGGTAAACACGTTCAGGTAGCGCCGTTTTTAGTGCAACTGCGACCTGCTCCCCTGTTAAATCAACAAGTGGCGCCCCCCGTAAATGCGTCACATCCTTTGTGGTCAACATACGCATACCAATATTCATAAAAAATCCGAGTTCGTGGTCCAGAAGTTTCATAGAATAAGGAATCTCAATCTTGGAAAAGGATACAAGACTCCGCTTAGTCGGCGAAACAATGTCCAGATTATTTGATGTATTTCCTATAAAGTTCACCGGCCCATCGCACAAAGAACAAATATACAGATTCTTGGCCTCATTATAAATCGGTATTGTTCCGCAACTATTGCATATAAAGGTCGAATAATGATCTCCACGCTTCATATAGGATTCACGGACAAAATCCATGACACCGTGGCCAACAATGGCGTCCCGTTCCATTTCACCAATACGTAGGCCACCCTGATTTCCACGCCCACCCGTCGGCTGGCGTGTCTTCTGCTCACGCCGTCCCGCCCCACGTGCATTCCATTTGTCCTCAGGCATGTGTTTTAGGCGCATAATATAGATATTTCCTATAAAGATCGACGACGGAACCATTTGACCCGACATACCATCATATAAGATATCATCACCGAGCGCATTCATTCCTAGTTGCTCTTGTAGCACCTTGCCAATAGTTGCCGACGGATTGCCCTCATTCATAAAAGCCGTCGCATTTCCTACTGCACCGAGTTCAGGTGCAGCCTTTCCCATAAGTGACTCTATAAGTTGCGCCATTGTCATTCGTGACGGCATACAGTGAGGATTCACAATCATATCAGGAACAAGTCCATCCTTTGTCCGTGGCATATCATGACTTCTTATAAGCATACCGATAGTGCCTTTTTGCCCGTGGCGAGTACTAAATTTGTCGCCGAGTTCAGGAACACGGTCCTGCACAATGCGAATCTTTACAAGGGCCCGCCCCGCATTATTAATCATAACAGCCACCTTTTCGACCCGTCCTGATGACCAGACTTGTGCAGTAAGCGACGCATCTTTCATGTCACCCGTTGAACTCTGCATGTACTTTCCAACAAGCACCGTGTTTTCATCGGCATATTCGCCGACCCGAATAATGCCACGGTCGTCAAGCTTGGAATAATCAATACCAGGTTTTAAGGAAGTCCATCCAGGAATCCGCCGTGGATTGGCCACCCGTGTCTTTGTCTTTGTCATTTCATCATCTTCCTCAAAGGTTTCATATGAGCGGAAGGTCATATTTCTGAACATTCCACGTTGGAATGAATCCGCATTAAATACAATGCCGTCCTCCTGATTGTAGCCTGTGAAACAGCCAATCGCCACTACCAAATTCTGGCCATAGGGCATTTGGCCATCCGCTAAATAGTCATAGTACAGCGTGCGAACAAGGGGCGCCTCACCGTAACCTAACACATGCACCATATTGTCAAAGCGATTCATATAGTTTGTGGTATAGACCGAGAGGCCCTGCTTACTCTGGGAGCAACTGAGTTGATTACGAGGGGACTGATTGTGATTTGGGAATGGGATAATCGACGTTAGAAGACCCATAATGGTGCTTGGGTGGATTTCTAAATGGCTCGATTCAGGTTTAATATACTCGGCGTACATGGCTATATAGGCCTCATTCGCCTCATTCGGGTCCACGTACTCAAGGGCGCTTAGATGGGGCTTTAGCAACTTAATATAATCTGTGAGTTCAACGCTCTTGCTTGTTTCTAAAGGATCTACAAAGCCTGACTGGTAGAGTCCACGTTGTTGTGTATAAGGAAAGGTGCCAAGAATTAAGTCCCGCCAGTTTGTCGCCTTTAGTGCACTTATAGGAACGGATCCACCTTCCCCTAAATGTATAAGGGGGCGAATAGGACGACCTTCGTCTAAGAAGATGTTTAGGCGACGCTCATTCATACTAAAGCTAATTGACGCCGATGATGGAAGGCATCCTGTCCATTTGAACGCCTTTAACACATCTCTTAGGATCTGGGGCTTTAGTGTATAGCCAACAATGCCCGCATTTACATAGACAGGCACAACAATCTTCTGTAGGTCCCATGTGAGTTGGTCACAGCCGAGAAGGCCACCCCGCTCAAGTAGCCATTTGATTAAGGGAGTCGGATCCGTCGCAATAGAAATCGATGTTAAAATACTGAGATTCTTCGTGATTCCAATAGAGGCTCCACCAGGTGTTTCATTTGTGCAGAAATATCCGAATTGACTTGTGTGTAGACGCCGCGGCCCCGCCATTTTCATGCCTGTGTCAAAATCAAGAACAACACGGCGACAATGCGACATGAAGTCAAGGTATGAAAGACGTGAAAGGGGCTGGATAACGCCGGCACCATCTTCCCCGCCTCTTGCATCGCCCCACTTTCCTTTAAATCCCCGCATGACCTTTTCAGTAATCATTCCTGCACGTAGCATTTTGGCTAAGGAACCCGTTTGGAAAAGGTTCTGGAAGTTTGTATCCACATATAAACTCTTGTTGTACTGGTATTCTTTGTCAATTGTAAGAAGACTGGATTTCTTCCAGGATAAGTATGCCCCCTGAAATAAAGACCGTGTAAGAACCCCACTTGTTAGACAGCGCTGATTCCGAATATCGTCACGGTCCGTCGGCTTATCGAGTCCCGCAAGAACTCTTAGAATCTTTCGTACACACTCTGCAAGAAAGGCAATACGTGCTCCAGGATTCGGCGCAACGTGAATAAAAGTTTGATTGTATAAGATATTAAGTACGTGGGCCTCTGAAAAGCCCTTTGTTAGGACCTTTATGTACTGGACCGCAGAATACGTATCGAGAAAAGGGAAGGCCTCTAGAATGGACTCGTGAAGTAGGGGCTCCAACATAGATGCCTCCACAGAATCTGGGTCAGGAACAATGGCCCGTACAATGTCTTCATCGGACTGGAGGCCCATTGCACGGAATAGCAGGAAAATGGGAATCGGCTTTCTCACAAAGGGCAGAGTAACCTGTAGTACACTCTGGCGTTTGAGCCAATTGAAGGATATCCGTTTAATTTGCCGTGTTGTTGAATTTAAACACGAAATAGCGGCGTAGAGCCCTACTTGCGGATCACGGTCCTGCTTAACAATATTAAGCGTGTTAAAGGCCTGCTCTTGGCTCGTAATAAGCACTTTCTCTGAGCCGTCCACAATAAAGTAGCCCCCTGAATCATAAATGCATTCGCCAGCCTCCTTTAAGAAGACCTGTGGCTTTCCGTGGAGTAGGCAATAGCGACTATGTAACATGATTGGCATCTTGAAAAGGGGAAATTTGGAAAGGAATTTGAATTCATCGCCCTTTTCAGGATTTAGTTCAATAATTTCAGACATAGGCTTCCCACCAGACGGATTCGGCTTTGAATACGTAATACGAATAACAATATCGACTTCTATGCTGGACGAGTAGGTTAAATTGCGAAGACGGGCCTCATTAGGAAGAAGTACACGAATTTCCGACGTCTCCTTTAAAGATACTGCAGGCGTTCCAATATACACTCTGTCACCATTGAGGCCTCCTACGTAGATTTCCGCCTTATAGGCATATACGCCAGTTGAACCAATAGGCTCTTGTATGAGGGTAAAGGGATTCTCGGCCTTAATCATGGCCACTAGGTCTTGTGATAAGAACTGGTCGAAACTTTCAATGTGATGACGTGTGTATGGATAGTCTTGTGTCTGGAAATATGTCCGAATGAGTTTTTCGGCAAGCTCTCTTGCATCGCCGCCCTTAAGGCGAGATGGTTCTTCCATTCTAAATAGGAAGCCGAATGACTGTTTAGGTTCTGCTCACTATAGAGCCATGTGCTTAAATTAAGTATATGGCTTTATAGGTATCTATGAAATTCTACGCCTGATTTGAGCCTATGCTAACAGGCACAAGCGGAGTAGGATTTGCAGTTGGAGGGTCCGAATCCATGGCAATTTGGTTGAATTTGTTATATGAGTCGAGGCCTGATGTTTGGTACTGAAGAAATGAGCCATGTAGACCGTCAATACCGGGACGTGTAGTATAGTCTAAGGGCGCTCCTGCAAGAGGTACAAACCCACCTTTTTGCTTCCGTGTGCCTTTCTTTGAAGACTTTGACCCCCGTTTTATATCAAGAAAAGCCTTTGCCGATTCGTAATTCACGGACCGGAAAAAAACCGATTTCCAAAGATCTTGGAATTTCTTTACTGCGGCCTTCTCATCAAGACCCTCTTTTAAGAGATCATGCGTGTCTTTCTCGATTCTTCCAAAGGCCTCCTTTAGTTCCGGGATATTCATTAATTTTCCGGGTAAGTTCTTTGCTTTTCTTGACATCTTTCCCTTTCTTGATACCATCTTCCTATTCATTAGCTGTTAAATTAGTCTATCTAGGGCCGAAATATAGTTTCTACGCTGTGAATTACTTAAGTCTTGGACCGGTGATCTTACACCAGAACTATTCGGTGAAAAACTTCTTGAAAGACTTGCAACTGGATTCCAAGATTGTGTTTGGCTTTCTGGTAAATATGCCTTATATGGATTAACAGCCTTATCCTTTTTAAAAAAGAATATGATGTATCCTATTGCTAGTATAACAACTGCACCTATAAGAATTGTTGAACCAATATTTTTTACCCATTCACTGCTCGAGATTACTTTGTACTCTGTTGAAAACATTGAAACATGATAGTAAATTGTGTAAATTACGAGGAAAATGGCGGCGATAGCAATGATTGCTATTGGCACACGGACTTTAGAAAAAATAAAGGCTATAACTAGACCTGCTATAAGTACATATACTGGTGATAGATAGATATCCATCCTCTATTAGAGGGTATTAACTAATTTGTAGTAGCATACCTCTTAAAGAGGTCACGCATCTCTGTTTTAAAATCACCATCATACTTGTCTGAAGTATTCGTTCTGGCTTTATAAATAAGAGACTGTAAGACCTCTTTTGCTTGACGTTCCTTAATATTATGAATTTTACTAAATTCATTAATCGCTTTTACTGAAGTTAAGATATCATCAAATTTTCTAAACATTTCAAATCCAAAGTAATATAAAAGTGCATAAATAGTATTCCTGTTAAAATTTACATTTAGTAATTTTAATTCATTAAAGAATGAGTGCAATATATTTTCAATTAATTTTTCTTCTCCACCGATACTTTTCAAGAAATTCATTTTTCTAATTTCCCGTTTTGCATTAACACATGCCTGTGCCATTCCATAATCAGATAAACCCACTGTTCCTGTATATGGGCGTGGATTAGGTACATCATCCAATGTTTTATGAATATTTTTATTAATATGGCGCAATACATCAGTTTCATTGCCCCAGATTACACAATCTACTTTTGAACATGTGTACCAAGTAGATCCACCAAAGGTTATTTTTTGAACTGTATATTCTGACATTTTTATGATAATAAGTGTGAGAAAAATATCAATTTTATTATTTTAAAGCATTAAATCTTATCAATCAAATCCACCTGCGTAAGAAAGTGCTTCCTGCAACACGACCGATTAACCTTCATCATATCAAGCACCTTCTTCTCAGCCGTATCAGGAATCGAGTTACCATCAAAGTATACCCGCTGTTCCGCATCAACGCCCTTTAGAGCCTTGAGTTGAGCCTGGTAAAACCGCCACTTATCCCCAATAAGCTTGCCACAGTTCATACAACGGATTGGAATAATCATTTCTATAATAGTTCATATAGAAAGATTTGGGTCAATTTTACTTGTCTGCGTATTTATTTAACCGAAATGAATCACTTCCGAAAACAGAATGTCATCTGTACTTAATGGTGGTGGTCTTAATTACCAGAGCGGAAACCCTCTTCGCCGTGAAATTGTTACACTCCGTGCCGATATTACGGCCCTTCAGGTTGCCCTAAGAGCCCTTCAGGCGGGTGGTGTTGGTACTACTGGTGTTGCCGGTCCTGCTGGTCCTGCCGGTCCTCCAGGTCCTGCTGGCCCTGCTGGCGCTCAAGGCCCTCAAGGTGTTGCTGGGCCCACGGGCCCTCCGGGTCCCCTTTCGTACATTGCAATGCCTGCATCTGCAATCCCTGCTGGCGTCAATGTTGTTACACCCCCTGCCTAAATGTCTTTAGCGCTGCAGCGCTAATACTTATACCCTTTTGCTCTAAATCAAAGATTGCCCGCTTCGGTGCAACCAATGGATAGTTCTTCAAGTATATTTCAATGACTCCAATATCTTCATCAGATAGACCCTTCTTTTTCACAGATGTTTCATTGTGAACAATTGAACGCTTTGGCCCATTGCTTGTCAAAGAAACCGGTCCCACACTCAGCGTAGAATTATGAATACTATCATGACATTTTGAACAAACCACAATAAGATTTCGTAAATCATTTTGGTGTGTTCCATCCTTATTATGTGAATCAACTGTTTCCGCCCGTGGCTGAATGTGATGAACCTCTAAATCATTAATAATATTTGCCGAACAAACCTCACATAATCGCCGTTGTATATTGGGATTCCAATCAGACATTGGCGCAGTTAAAACATCCCCTGTTCCCAAGAGGCCTTTACGAATATTCAGAGCCGTTTGCAAGATCTCTTCAGGAAGATTCATGGCCCGTGCAACCTCTAGTCCATACAAACTACTCCCTGGTCCAGGATTCAAGGTACGCTCGTAGACTAAAACATCACTTACAGAATCATAGCGTACCTTTAAATGCCAGACTTTTAAATAAGGTAGCGCATTCAAAGAAGGAATTGTAAGAAGCCCATGAAAGTGCGTGGCAAAAATGAATTTCGCCTTGCACTTATGCAAATGTTGTAAAGAAGCCCCAACAAGTGCCGTTGCACTAATGGACTCTGTACCAGAGCACAATTCATCTCCAAGAACAAGGGTTTTTGAGTTAGCCTTTCCTAAAATTTCCCGCAATTCGGTCATTTCCACTGCAAAAGACGAAAGACCCGCCCATAGATTATCAGCATTTAGAATGCGTGTAAAAAGACTCTGAAAGGGTACATAGGCAAAACTTGTTGCTGGAACATAGGCCCCTGCCTGCGCAAGAATCACCGCAATTCCAACCGCCTTCATTAGACTCGACTTACCACTTGCATTCATACCATACACAAGCCAGCCAGTTTCTGTTCCATTTAATTCAACATTGTGTTTTACATATTCTACTTTAGTCGCCTGTTGTTCAATAAGAGGATGTCTAAGGCCACTAATACTAATAGATGATTCGGCGCCTTCTAAGAGCGTTGGCTTCACGAAATTATATTCCTTTGACCGTTTCCAAATTGTGTAAGAAACATCCACAAGGGCGAGCCAATTCTCTAGTTGGTCCCAGTTGGAAAGATTGCTAGAAGCAATTTCATCGCAAAGTGGCCCAATTGCAATTCGAATTGCCTCCTGTAGGCTGGCCTTGTTTCGCTGAACTGCATACCACGTACTAACAACCTCAGGAACTTCTAAATGGCTTGATGACTTCTTTGTAATAAGTTCCATTTTCTTAAAGGGCGCACTAGAATTCTTCGCATCTAGGCACCGCTTTAGCGCCACTATAGACGCCTTTGGGCCAGTAATTGTTGGACTCATTGTTTCCTTAAATTCATAACGTAACGCATCGGTGCCAAGACCCATCCAATCCGTGATAGTTTTTAGAATATCCTTTAGGGTTTGTGAAAGACGCTCTAGTTCGGCCTCCAAACTATCAACCTTTGGTGCCTTTCCAGGCTGAAAGCAAAAGCTAGTATCAGAGGCTTTTAGAGCCTTTTCCACAGAAAAGATATCTGTTAGTGATGTGTGCATAGCATCAATAGGAGTCCCTTTATAGGCTAACAGTGTGGGCCCAAGAATCTTTGCAATCTGCTTGGCTCTTACATAGGTCTGATCAAGTGTTAAAATGTCGCTCGGTCCAATATCTCCATTAATAAGGCGCCGATGGATTCGTGGAAGGTCCCCCATTTGTTTTAAGTAGGTCTGGATGGCAAGATAATTAGTTAAGCAGTCAAAGACCTCAATTTCTGAATAGTACTTTTTCAGGGTAGTAAAATCTGCAGAAGGGTACAAGATGCGCTGGCGCATTGCTCGGCGTCCAAAAGGCGTCTGCGTAGCAAGAAAGAGATTTAGCACCGAGTTCGTTTCATCGTGGCTGATCATGTTCAATTGAACAAGCGCCTGATTTCCTAGGAAGAGGGTTGATTGGGGGCTCCAGACTGCCGGGGAGTAGAATTTTTGAGTTCCACTTGGAAAAATTTCTTCAATTCGCAAAAGGGTTGCACAAAGAATTCTTTCGGTCCGAGGACTTTTGGAAATTTGTAAAGTTGTGCGAATTGGAAGAAGAGTTTGAATTTGAATTGTTCTACGGAGGAATTCTTCCCGAATAATTTCAACTTCGAATCCTCCCTGGGCCGCCTTTGAGGCCGCCTGAATGTAGACCTTTGATGCAAGCCCGAATTGCCGTTTTACAATTGCCTCGGTCGGCGCCACAAGATTATCACCGCGCCACCAAAGTGTAGTTTCCCTTGGGCAATAGACTTGGAAGAAATGGATTGCATTATCTGCGGACCAAGCACTTTTCTTTCCAGAACAGGTGCCCTCATAGGTGTGAATACGCCCTGTTGTAAGATCCACTGCTACTAGGCCAAATGCTGGTGGCTCTGAAGAACCCCAGGGTGAATCTTCTAGCCAAATGCCTCCAATATAACACGCATCGGTGCTAACCGCTTCCACGTGCGTGCCTGGAGTAAGAATGCGGGATACTTTCCTTTCAGTAACGGCGCCCTTTGCATCCTTCACCTGATCGTAAATCACCACGGTCCAGCCAACCCTTGTTAAAAGAGCTGCATACTTGTGCAAACTCTGTTCTGGCACTCCTGCAAAGAGCCCGTCGCTCTTATTTGGACCATCGCCCTTTCTAACACTCATCTGGATTCCAAGAATGTCTACGACCTTTGACATAGAAGTGCTTGTGACGCCTGTTATTGCATCTACAGAGTCGTACATTTCATAGAATTTCCCTACAAGGTAGAAAATCGCTGTATGTTCACCATAGGTACTACTATGCTGAGCGTATGCGTTTTTATATTCCTGATACATATTGGTTTAGAGTGTTGACAAATCTATTTATATATAGTTCTAACTGTTAAAGTGCCCGTTTTTTGAGGACCATAAGATCTCCATGCATCCCACGTAGCACTTCTTCAGGAGCCTTTGTATCAGGATTGATGAGCCCAGCCTTTGCTAAAGACGCCTTGACTTCGCTTAGCGTTTTACCAGATGACTTATTACGGATTGTCTTGGCCTTTATAATCTGTTTGCCACCAATACTAATGCGAATCCGTTTCATTGTTTTTTTCTTCTTTATAGGGACTTGGGCTACGGCTTGGCCGGTACTCTTTACACTAGGTGCTAAGAAAACCTTTTTAAGTCTTGATGTTTTTGCAAGAATGACTTTTTGGGGAGTGCTTGAACCCCCAATACGAATTGGTTGGGCCGCACCAAGCACAGGAATGTTTATACGAGGCTCTAAAGCAGGTGGTAATGGTCCGGGAGCCCGTGTTGATGCAAGTTGGTCAAGAGTTCCTGGACTCATGCCTGCACCAACCTTTGTTACAATCTTTTTATCAACAAGAGCCTTTTTCTTTCTTGTAGCCCCGCCTTCATAGGAAGACGGGTTCATACTTTCCGCCGCGCCCCCTGTTAAAACTACTGTTTTTATATCGTCCCCCATCTATTATATTCCTATATAAATAGATGGGGCAAACACGGAAAAAAAGACATATACAAAAAGGCGCTGCACCAACCCCCTTACAGAAATTCAAGGCTGCCTTTAGACGCCATGATGACATGTATAAAATCGGAATAGATAAACCCGTTGCAACTCCTAAATCAGGCCCAGAAGTACAGGAATTTATTGACCTCTGGAATGCAATTCCTGATGCCGATAAACGTGACGGTATACCTATGCAAGGTGACACAGCAATTGTCCCAATCATAAATGCATATATAAATGAAGAACTTAAAACAGGAAATAAAATTCTTTTTTATGATGCAACCTATTTACCAGTACTTGCCATTGCGGCAAAACGGACCTTACCAAATATATTGAAAACTCTTGGAATGCCCCAGACACCAGGTACCAAACAAATGGATATAATTCACGTGGCCTTTGGAGACTACGAAGACTTGCCAATGACTGCAAAGGACCTAAAGGAAAAGTATTTAAAGGCTATTCTAAGAAAACAAAAATTTAACTCAACGCGCCCTAAAACTCCTTTTAAGAGTCCAAATGCTTCCCTCATACCGCCACATTCTCAATCTGTACTTCCAGCAGGCAGAGGGTCGCCAGATCATTAGTCACCAGATTGAATCATTTAATCATTTCATGGACATTGACATCCCTGAAATCATTCAGATGGTGAATCCACTTGTTGTACGGGGTAGCCCAGAGACGCCACTTTCAGGTCCTCGGTCCGCCCTAGCATCCGCAACAGGTCTTTCGACCTCGGCCGCCAATGCACTTATGGGTCGCACCACAGAGTCGACCTATGGTGCAAACGGAACCCAGGCAAAGCACGAATACGAGGTCGCCATCTCCTTTCAGAATGTGACCCTACGCAAGCCGACCATCTTTGAAAACAACGGTGCCATTCTTCCAATGATGCCAAATGATGCCCGCATGCGCAATCTTACATATGCCTCTCCTCTTTTCGTAGATGTACATGTAAAGACGACGGCGATTGATAATACAAAGGGAGGTGAGCGCCAGGTTCGTGAGCGCCTGTTTCCCAATGTGCACATGGGCAAGATTCCTGTCATGGTTGGCTCCAAGTACTGCCTTCTACATGACCAGAAGCACATTCATCCGAACATTCTTGGCGAGTGCGCAGAGGATTTTGGCGGCTATTTCATTGTAAGTGGCGGTGAGCGTGTGATTATTTCGCAAGAGCGGATGTCTGAGAATCGTCCCGTGGTTTTCCGCAACAATCGCAACTCCACAAAGGACATTGAAGTCATTGAGGTCAAGTCTATTGGTCCCGATAATGACCAGGTTCCCAAGTCAAATGCAGTGAAGATTATGTACCACCCAAAGAACTCTCAGATTCACCTTCTTCGTGCAACAATGCCCCGTATTAAGACGGACATTCCTATTTGGATTCTGTTCAGGGCGCTCGGCGTGATCAGCGACCGTGATATTGTTCAGCTCATTCTTGGGCCTGAGGGCGACTCCACTTTTGATACGATTATTGATGAGTCCATTCAGGAGGCCTCAGATGTTCAGACACAAGAGGCGGCTTGGGCATGGCTTTCAACTCACGTAAATAGTTGGTCATCACGCACCACCCGTCAAATGAAAATGGAGGACATTCTGAATTCGGAACTCTTTCCCCATGTGGGTCTTGACTCATCGTTTGCCTACGCAAAGGCTTGTTATCTGGCCCACATGACACGGAAGGTTCTCTGGGTAAACTCCAATCGTATTATTAACGATGACCGTGACGGCTACCCCAATAAGCGTGTTGATCTTCCTGGCTTCCTTATGGCCAACCTGTTTCGCACGTACTTTACCACCAAGATGATCAAGGACATTCGTTCATCGATTGCTAAGGAAATCCACAACGGTGGTTGGCGTGCATCTCATTGCTTTGAGGATATTCTTAACGTGAGCAACATTAACAAGGTGATTAAGTCGGTGATCATGGAGGTGGGCCTGAAGACCTCTCTTGCCACGGGCAATTTCGGCAGCGCAAAGATTGGCGGGCCGTCTAAGATTGGTGTTTCACAGGTGCTAAATCGCCTGAACTACATTAGCGGGGTATCGCATCTTCGCCGGATTTCCACGCCGATTGAAAAGACGGGCAAACTTGTTGCGCCACGTAAGTTGCACAATACGCAATTCGGCTATATTTGCCCTTCAGAAACTCCAGAGGGCCATTCAGTAGGTGTAGTGAAGAATATGTCATCATCGGCTATTGTGAGCATCTATAGTAATCCGAAGACGGTGAAAGAGTATATTGATACGCTGGGCACGCTCACACCCCTTAACCTTTCAACCATTCAGGAAAAGCATAGTGCAACCCGCATCTTCCTTAATGGCGCCTGGATTGGTACGGTGCTACTTAAAGACACTATTAAGACGCTCAATGCACTCAAGGCGGCCAAGCGCCGTGGGCGTATTCATATTCAGACGGGTATTATTTGGAAGGCCTCGCTTTCGGAACTCTGGCTCACCACGGAGGCTGGGCGCATGCTTCGGCCCCTATTTGTTGTAGGGGGACTCAAGGCGATTGCGAATGACAATTCTGGGGAACTCTTGAAGAAGATTCATTCGGCCAAGCGTTGGGAAGATCTGCTCCTATGGGAGTCGCCAAATGGTGAGCATATTATTGAGTACATTGACCCTGGTGAGACGGAGTCGGCCTACATTGCTATGAAGGCTGAAGATGCGATTAAGAAGGACGCCCCAGAATATACTCACGCAGAGATTCACCCAAGCACCATTCTTGGAACTCTTGCATCAAATATCCCCTTTCCTGATCACAACCAGTCACCCCGTAATTCGTATCAGGCGGCCATGGGCAAGCAGGCCATGGGCATGTTTGCACTAAACTTCCGTGAGCGCTTTGATGCTATGGCACACCTTCTCTGTTACCCCCAGGTTCCCTTTGTGTCGCCATTTATGAGCAAATTCTACGGTGCACAGAGTATGCCGTGTGGACAGAATATTATTGTTGCGATTATGACCTATACGGGCTACAATCAGGAAGATTCAGTTATGATTAATCAGGCATCACTAGATCGTGGGCTCTTCCGTTCCATCTTCTATCGCACCTACAAGGATGAAGAGCGGAAGAATCAGTCATCGGGTGAGGAAGAGCGCTTTCAGCTTCCTGATCCGGCCCTAACAAAGCAGATGAAGAATGCGAACTATGAAAAACTTGATGAGAGCGGTTTCATTCCAGAGCAGACCTTTGTGAATACGGAAGACATTCTTATTGGCAAGATTGTTCCTCTTCGGGTTCCTACGGGTATGGTGATTCCTGTAGGCGCCAAGAAATACCGTGACGTATCTCGTACTATGCGTAATAATGAGATTGGTTGGGTCGATCGGATCTTCAAGAATCGCAATGGAGAGGGCTATTCATTTGCAAAGGTACGTATGCGCCAGGACCGCATTCCAGAGATTGGTGACAAATTCTCGAGTCGCCATGGTCAGAAAGGTACGGTAGGAATGATTCTAAAGGCTGAGGACATGCCCCAGACGGCATCAGGCTTGATTCCCGATATTATTATTAACCCGCATTGTATTCCCAGCCGAATGACAATCGCTCAGCTCATGGAGACGCTTCTAGGCAAAATGGGCTGTGAACTCGGATGCCTTGGTGATGGTTCGCCCTTTAATAATGTTACGCTGGAAAGTATTACACGGCTCATGCGTGACAAACTTGGAATGGAGCCACAGGGTAATGAGATCCTTTACAATGGTTTCACGGGTAAGCAGATGGAAACAAGTATCTTTATGGGTCCTTGCTATTACCAGCGCCTACGCCATTGTTCGGCGGATAAGATGCATTCACGTGCCTCGGGTCCGCTTGTAATGCTCACTCGTCAGCCGGCTGAAGGGCGTGCTCGTGAAGGTGGTCTACGTTTTGGTGAAATGGAGCGTGATGCGGTGGCTGCGCACGGTATTGCGGAATTTACAAAGGAGCGTCTTATGGAGTGCTCTGATCTGTTCCGTTGCTGGAGTTGTCAGGATTGTGGTCTTATTGCTATTGTAAATCCCCGAGAGGGTATCTGGCTCTGTAAGGGATGCGGAAATTCTACAAACTTCTCGGCGATTGAGATCCCTTATGCATATAAACTACTCCTACAGGAACTAGAGACGATGTCAATCTCGAGTCGGATTATTACACAGCAGAAGCTTCTACGGGGCTTTCAAGCACTAGAAAAATCTAAGGTGTAAAGTAAGATGGTTAGAACAAATAAAACACGAAAAATTTTTTATGGGGGTGGTCGTGGAACTCCACGTGCTCCACGTGCTCCACGTCCTCCACAACCTCAACGTGCTCCACGCCCTCCAAGTGCAGCCAAACAAGCTAAAGCAGCTGAAAGACAAGCTGCAAAAACGCAAAGAGCCGCAAATGCTAAAGCTGCAGGATTAAAGAGACAGGCAGAATTGAGACAAAAATCACGGACCAATCAAAATGCTGCAAGAGCTACACGTAAGCAGGCAAATAAAGTTAAAACAAATGCACGAAAGCAAGTTAAAGCAAATGCACGAAAGAAAAGAGAAGCACTTCCAAAAAAGTCAAAAGCAAATGTAAGAGCTGCAAGAATTCAAAGAAGAGCTACAAGACGGGCTGGAACAGCACAAGCTCCTCCTAAAGGAAAAAAAAAAGGTAATTTCCTCCTAGGCCCTCTTGGTGCAATAGGTGGTGCCCTTGCAGCAGCTGCCAAGGGTGCCGCTGCAGCACTTGGGGCTATGTTAGATGCTCTTAAAAACATGTTGGGCGCCTTAGGAGGACTTGGTGGCTTTGGAACAGATAAAAGTGGAACCTCAGGTCTTCCTGGAAGTGGTACAAATATATCTGGGGCTCCAGGTTCAGATTCAAATGGAAATTGTACCCCTGGTGCTCTTGCTATAAAGGCTAAAGCAGATGCGGCTCGTGCAGAAGCTCTTAAAAACTATGAAACAACACCAGCACTAGCAACAATTCTGAAAGCAGATTTAGCTTGGAAAACTGCAATGAAAGATGCGAAGATTGTTGGTACATGTCAAGGAAAAGCTGCAGCTAATAAAGTTCCTAAGCCTACAGATGCTACTGCACCTAGTAATCTATCGGATGATGAATTTCAAACAGCTTGGAAGGGTTCTGAAAATATACTTGAGATAAACCCTCCACTTAGATCAAATGATTCAATAGAAAAAATTGATAGACTTATTACTGCAGTAATTAATAGAAATCCTGATGTTGAAGATAGAACAGCAATTTATATTGCTGCCCGCTTTATAACAGATCCTGCAAATTACTATCGTAAATTCAGACAGCCTACAAAACTGAATGCTAAAATTTTAAATGAAAATAATCCGACAAAGCCTAATTCAGTAATAATGGAAGGTTTAAATGATCCGCAACCAGTAACAGCCTAACACATAAAAATTGACCCCCAAAATCTCCTGCAGATTCTTATCACAAAGTTTTTCTTCCAAAATGTATAGCATGAAGGTCCAAAAACGCAACGGGGATTTCGAGGCCGTATCTTTCGACAAAGTTCTCCAGCGACTCCGTGTTGCATCAAAGGGACTTTCCGTCAATCCAGATGCCCTTGCCCAGCAAGTTCTATCTCGTATTGTGAATAAGATTCACACAAGCGAACTAGATGAATTGGCGGCTGCTAGTGCGGCCTCCCTTTGTACAACGCATCCCGACTGGGGCACCCTTGCGTCCAGAATCGCCATTTCAAATCACCAGAAGAACACCGAGGCCGACTTCTCCAAGGTTATTAAGATCCTTTCCAACCAAACCCATAAAAATGGTAGCCCCCTTTCCTATGTTTCAGATGAACTTGTAGAGCTTGTTTCTAAATACGGTGCAGAAATCGATGCATATGTGAAGCACGAGCGTGACAGTGTATTCGACTATTTCGGGTTCAAGACCCTCGAAAAGTCGTATCTTCTTAAGGACACAAATATGAAGATTGTGGAGCGCCCACAGCACATGTGGATGCGTGTGGCGCTTGGCATTTGGGGTTCAGACCTTAAGAAGGCATTTGAAACCTACGACCTCCTTTCACTCAAGTACATGACCCATGCGACTCCTACGCTATTCAATGCGGGCACGCCACGGCCCCAGCTCTCATCATGCTATCTGCTGTCTATGGCGGATGACAGTATTGCAGGGATTTACAAGACTCTTGGCGACTGTGCGGCGATTTCAAAATATGCAGGTGGCATTGGGCTCCACCTACACAATGTTCGTGCACGTGGTTCCCTTATTCGTGGTACAAACGGCACAAGCAATGGTATTATTCCAATGCTCCGTGTATTCAATAATACGGCACGCTACGTTGACCAGTGCTTCAGGGGCGATGCGAATGTTCTTACTCGAAGCGGACCAGTAGAGATTTCAAGTATTCGCATCGGCGACTATGTGCTAACATCTGGGTGCATTGAGTCGGTTGAAGAGTCTGGTAAGCACTTTGTGGATCCGAATACATCTGGTGTTTGGTGCCGTGTTAATAAAGTAGTAGAGCATGTTTACGACGGTAAGATTCTTAAAGTTAAGACAAATGCTGGAACAGTACATGTGACTCCTTCTCACCCTGTACTAGCATTTAAGTCATATGACCTTGATTATATTGAGATTGGAAAACTTTCAGTAGGCGATAAGATTCGTAGTTATGATAAGAATGGTGCACCCTTGTATAATACTATTGTATCAATCGAAGATGATTACTTTGATGGTATCCTATATGACCTAGAGGTCGAGCGCACCCATGACTATGTCGTCTGCAATCTAGGTGTTGCTCACAACGGTGGCGGAAAGCGTAATGGCTCGTTTGCCATGTATCTAGAACCGTGGCATGCCGATGTAGAGGACTTTCTTCGCATGAAACTCAATACGGGTGCCGAGGAAGAGCGTGCCCGTGACTTGTTCTACGCCCTTTGGATTCCTGACCTCTTTATGGAGCGGGTTGAGGCCGATGGTGAATGGTCACTGTTTTGCCCTGATGAGGCTCCAGGCCTATCCGATGTATATGGTGATGAATTCAAGGCGCTCTATACTCGCTATGAGGCAGAAGGACGTGCCAAGAAGGTTGTTTCTGCACGGAAACTCTGGTTCCAGACACTAGACTCCCAGATGGAGACAGGAACGCCGTATCTTCTTTACAAGGATGCTGCAAACGCCAAGTCGAACCAGAAGAATCTGGGAACAATCAAGTCGTCCAATCTTTGTACGGAGATCATTGAGTACAGTTCGCCTGAAGAGACGGCCGTATGCAATCTTGCATCGATTGCGCTCAGCTCCTACATTGTAAATGGCGCCTTTGACTTTGAAACGTTCTGTGCAACTGTACGGAAGTGCGTGCAGAATCTTAACAAGGTCATTGATATTAACTTTTACCCAACAGTGGAAACAAAGCGGTCAAATATGCGTCACCGCCCAATTGGCATTGGTGTTCAGGGGCTCGCCGACGTCTTTGCCATGCTCAAACTCGGCTGGGAAACTGATGAGGCCGCTGCGCTAAATCAACTCATCTTTGAGCACATGTATTATGCAGCCCTTGATGAGTCTGCCGAGATTGCACTAGTAGAAGGACCTTATGAAACCTTTGATGGATCCCCTGCATCAAAAAGCATTCTACAGCCCGATATGTGGGGCGTCAAGCCACTGAGTGAGAACCTTGATTGGGACACTCTTCGTGTAAAGGTTTCCAAGGGTATTCGGAATTCACTTCTTGTTGCCCCAATGCCTACTGCATCCACGTCACAGATTCTTGGCTCGAATGAGTGCTTTGAGCCTTTCACGAGTAATCTATATACTCGTCGTACCCTTGCTGGTGAATACATTGTACTAAACAAGCATCTTATGCGGGAACTTATTGAGCTCGGCCTCTGGAACGATGCACTAAAGCAGCAGATTGTTCTTAATAACGGGAGTGTCCAGGCTATTATGTCGATTCCTGAGGCCGTTCGCCTACGCTATAAGACCTCATGGGAGATCCCCCAGAAGGTCCTTATTGATATGGCGGCCGCTCGTGGCGCCTTTATCTGCCAGAGCCAGAGTCTCAATCTCTTTATGGCTGACCCGACTTATACAAAGCTTACATCAATGCACTTCTATGCTTGGAAAAAAGGGCTGAAGACGGGTTGCTACTATCTACGGACAAAGGCCCCCGTATCTGCACAGAAATTCACAGTAGATCCCCGCCTACTTGCTGCAGTTAGTGGCACCCCTGTTACACAAGATGATGGCCCTGATTCAGATTTCAATGATTCGAGTGATGAGGAAGAAGTACGTGAAGAAACTCGCGCGGAAAAGCTTGAGCGTCTTTCGCGTGAGTATGAGGATGAAATGGCAAAGGCAAAAGCTGCAACAGAAGCTGGCGAAGGTTGTCTACATTGTTCAGCCTAATTAGAAATAAATGCTGAAAGAAGTATTACTCTTTATATTATTATCGCCAGGCCTACTATTAACCCTGCCCCCGGTTAACAAATATATATTTTTTTCAATGAAAACATCATTAATAGCTGTTCTTGTGCACGCCTTAGTCTTTGCAACAGCCCTGTATTACATGAAGTCTATTGAGGGCTTTGAACCAGTTACGGATAAAGTCTATCAATCTCAAATGACTGGATCACTTATAGGTGGTGGGTTTCTTGGCTTTATGCTTGCAATAATACTTATGATTCTATATAACTGGTGGAAGTCAAGTTCTAAGGGCTCTTCTTCATCTTATAATCCTATGTCATATTTTAGCTCACCAGCTCCTACTTATGGCCCTGCATATCAACCCCCTACTTATGCACCACGCCCCCCTAATGCTAGATAAAACTCTAATAAATACATAGATGTGGTTTATACCATTATTATTTATATTATTATCACCAGGTGTTTTATTAACACTGCCCCCGGTTGGCAAAAAAATATTTATGTCTGGACAAACATCAGTGGCTGCTATTCTTGTACATGCGCTAATATTTACTCTTGTACTATATGGAATTAAGCAATACTATATATTAAACTCACCAAAAAAAGAGGGATTTTATGGTCTCGAAAAATATGAAAATCAAACCTGGCGTGGACTAGCATTTACAGCTGCGTTAATTGGTGGAGTTTCAATTGGACTTGGTTTAAGTATAATTGTATGGAATCCAGATTATCCAGATAATACCGTACTTGCTGTACAGCTCTCGGCGGCTTGCTTTTTACTTGCATTAACAATGCAAAGTATTACGGTTCTATCAACCACTTGAAATTACTTAGCTACATATAGATGTTATTTTTAACCCTTCTATTTATATTACTATCTCCCGGATTTTTATTAACAATACCACCAGTTGGTAAAAGCATATTTATGTCAGGACAAACATCTATAACATCAGTTCTTATTCATGCGCTTATTTATACAGGTATACTTTATGGATTATCAAATGTAAAAGAGGGCTTTGTAGAGTGGAAAAATCCAAATTGGTCCCGTACACAAATTGCAGTAACAATATTTGCTGGAATAGGAATTGGCTTGCTACTTGTATCATTTTTAAAAGATAAGTCTATAGTGGCGTTTGTTCCTACTATATTTACTGCTATGTTATTTTTTGTAAGTGCTAGTGCGATAGCTTGATACCCACTAATCCATGTAGAAATTCCAGAAACTCCTTAGGAAACCCCCAGAAACACCCAGGAGTCACATTTGCTCCACTAGGAACACGGCGACTGCTCACATTCTTTCCGTGACTAAAGGCAACAATAATTTGCTGTGGGGGAATTTCTAGGACATTTTGCTCTCTACTTTCAAGAAAGCCTTCGCCTTCTCCTACAATAACATCATTTGGAAATCCCTTCTGCTCCCACCATGACTTGTAAAAGGTGAGAGTAGCCTCCGAGATTCTTTGAGATAGGGGTAAGCCTAAGGGAGGCGAATTAACAGCTGAAATCGCCGTCAGTAAATCATAACATGCAATATTAGTTGCCGAAACAGCCTTTGGTGCCCAAGGATGTTTCGTTAACCATGCCACACGCCGTCTGAAACTCGTTTCAGGATAATGGTCATCATCATCCATCATAAGAATAATTGGGGCACTTGCACGCTGAATACCAAGATTCCGCTTCTGTGACACAGGTGTCTTCTTTGGTAAAGGCACATACACCATCTTAAGTGGACCCGATGACTTTGTAGCACGCATAATTTCATCCGAATTCTGTTCTGCGGGATCGTCCGAATCATCTACAAGGATCCACTCAATCTTATTTTTTGGATAATCACTAATAATGATATTGTGGCATGCAAGATCGAAAAAGTTTTTGCGATTATAGATAAGGGTTACTACTGAAATATTGGGGCAAGACTCAGGCTCTAAAACAGGTGGTAAAACAGTAATTAGAGGCTTAAAAGCAACTTTTGGAACAAGTGACTTCCAAGTATCACTAAACTTCATCCAGCGATACGCATGCTTTTCACGGCGACTAACACAATCCTTTAGTGTATAGGAAGAAAAAGCCTCCATTGCAGTATCTAAGGCCTCTTCTAAGGCGCCTTGTGATGCCCCAAGATCAAAGACGCCTTCTAGGCGCGAAGGAAGAAAGGAAACACGATAATCGGTTTTGTACATTTGTACATAGGGCTTTAGCGAATTAAGAATTGTAAAGGCACCCATAGTTTCAGCCTCTGCAGCCGTGTAGCCAAAGCCTTCGGCGCGTGAACAACATACGTGCCCCTTAAATTGCCCGAAAAAATTCATGCGCTCCTCAGGATCTGTAAAATCTTTTACTAGTAAGCTAACATTTGCTGGTAGCACAAGACCCTCTAAAGGCGTTGTAGTAGTAATTGTGAGTTGCGGATAATTCGGCTTCCATAACGGTAGCAAAGCAGGTACATATGCACGCTTATTGACCGATGCGCCTAAGACCCAGACAAATTCATCCTTGGTTGGAAGAACATATTCTGGGCCTGGGGGCAGTGCCCACTCAACAATTGTTGCAAGCCAATTTGAGAATTTAGGAAGAACTGAAGTATCCTTTACAATAATTTGGTCAAATTTGGGTAAATAAGAATCCCAGGCATCCATATACCATTCAGGATTTACAACAAGAAAATTTTGTGTGGACCATGGCATCCATACATAGATAGGAATCTCTAAGTGAATGCAAAGGTCGCTGGGCTCTGGAACCTCTAAGGGATCACAAACTTTTACAGCATAGTCTGGACCTTCAAATATTTTTAGAATACCTTCAACATCTTTTGATATACCATACGGATTAGACTTATTAGCAAGTATTGTTATGCGAAAGGGCATTCTAATTTAAATGCATTATAGGGTTTAGGCAGTTATAATATTTATGTAGAATAGTGAGTATGCAGGGTAGTCCGTTTGCGCCAACAACTATTACGGCTATAGATATACAAAAAGTTAGTGATAAGATGGATATGTTACAAATGGCTCTTCTTTCTAGAATAGATGAACTTGAAAAGAAACTTCTACCCGTTGTAGCAACATCTACATCAACAGTACTTCCAACAACAGGTCTTTCTAATGTACTTCCAACACCTAGTGTTCCGACTGATTTAAGTAGTATTTTTCCAAAGGAAGGGGGGTCTAGAAGAAAAAGAAAGACACATTCAAAGCGTAAAGCTAAAGCAAAATCTAGAACCGTCTAGTAATTAACTTATTATTCTAGCCAGCAGAGCCATCTATGGCGGAAAATAAATGGGCTATGTAGAATGGATTTTTTAAAGGGTATTTTTGGTCCGACTAGTACTTCTACAATGCCAGTTATAAGTGAAGAAATGCCAGCTGTTGAACAGATGCCTAATAGTAATAAAACAGTATTAGCACCGCGTTCAATTGAAAACTTTCGTCAGCGTAATGCACCGCAATTGCCATCCACCCAAGTATCTCAAACAACTGCACCTTTGGCTAGAGTAAACAATAATTCTGCTGTGCCACCTACACAATCCGGTGGAAGACATATGCGGTCAAAATCCAGGAATCTCCGGCCATCTTTATTTCTCAAGTATAAATATAAAATGGCTCGCCGCTCTATGACAATGCGCAAGAGATGCAAGAAATGCGGGCGTAAGACTTGCAGAGGATGCAAGGGAACACGCAAGGGCTCGCGTCGCGCGCGCCGTTAAACAAAAATGTTTTTAAAAACCATATATTTACAGACTATTTCTAATAGACTATAAATAGATGATAAAACGTGGTTACATATATTTTGCAGTAGCAATTCTATTTTTATTTGTGCTAAGTTCAATAAAACAAAGGTCAAAAGATGGATTTGCAAATAATCCATGGTATAAGACTGATTATTTTATAATACCTCTTATATCAACTATTTTAATTATTGCACCTATAATTTATTTAATTTATAAGAAATTTCTTGTACCTGTACAAAAAGGGATAAGTGCTACTGCTTAACCTCTAAATACTATTTAGAATGTGGCGCGCCCTGCTATTATTTATTATATTTATAGCAATCATATACTATATGTATAAAACAAACCCTGTTTCAGCAAATACTAGTGGATCACTATATGTTCAAGGTATACTAATTCGTGCATCGTTAGACGAAATTTTCAACAAAATTATACCGAGCCAGAAAATTGATTTAGTTAGTATTTTATCAAGTAGTAAGACAATAATATGGTCAGCAGAAGTGCAACTTAAGCTAGCAAGCACATATTATGATATTAACAATTATATATTAATTATACGTACGCCTCAAATTGTAAGACTAGATAATATGCAAATATATATAAATGAAATTGAACAGCGTCTAGAATATCTTCTAAAACGCTCTAATATAGTTTTATCATTAACAGACGTAAATGGAAATAATATAAATAATATTGCGCAATATTCATTAAGATCATTCTATATTTTTCTTATAGGCATCCTAGTAATTGGCACAGGATTATATATATATGTTAAAATTGCTAAAAATAAATAGGCTAAATTAAATACTAATAGGTACTAGAATGGCGAAGAGAATACTCTTCTTTATACTTCTTAGTATATTGGGGATTATAATAGCCATGTATTCATATAATTACATCGTTGAACCTTTTCAAAGTGGTATGCCAGATATAAATATTCCTATGACAAAACCGCCAGTCTCACAAATAGGTGAAAATAATCCACAGCCGTTTACTCCACCGTCAACAGCACTTTTATCCCCTCCCCCCGGACAAACTGCATCGGTTAACAGTTATCCTGCAAAGGATCCTGCCATGCAACCTGCTACGTTGAAGCGGATTAAGGGAGTCTATGAACTAATTAAAGGATTTATGCAAAATGAGGCGAGTGGGCTAGAAAGTCTTAGTGATCCTGCCATTAAACTTCCACTCGAATCATTAAAAGCTGACTATCGCACTCTTGAAGATGAAGCTCTTGTCTTAACAAAGAATCCAGGTGTTCAAAGTACCTTGGCTGAGACGGATATAAAAGGAATTGAGGCGAACTTACGATTCTTACAGAAGAAGTGGAGAACCTGGAAGAATGCTGGAACAATTGAAGGATTTCAAGGTACTTCTAGTTGGCCTCTAGATGAGGTAGATTTTATAGGTCTTACTAATTCTGTGGGTCTTACTGGTCCTACAGGTGCTACAGGTGCTACAGGTGCTACAGGTGTTACAGGTGTTACAGGTGCTATAGGTGTTAGAGGTGCTATAGGTGCTACAGGTGCTACAGGTACTACAGGTGCTACAGGTGCTATAGGTACTATAGATGATATTTATAATTGGCCTATGGGTGATATAGGTTCTACAGGCTCTTCATTAACAGATCAAACAAAAACCCCTCCTGCAAATTCTATGTATGCAAATGTAAGAAATCTTAGACTAAATTTGGATTATAATACCTATGTTGGCAAATCAGGTACATTTAAATATAATAATTTCGTAAAAGATCTTCGCGCAGAAATTGCTACTGCCCTAAATATAGAATTAGACCGTATAATTATAACTTCGATCGAATCTGGATCAATCATTATATCACTTGCCTTTAGTCCAGGTACATATGGTTCAGAATTAATTGCAAGTGCATTTTTATCTTTAATTAGATCTGGCACAGCCTTTCCTGGAAAATTGTTAAGTAATGTTGATTACACAATAATTCCAACTATAAGCTCTTCAATTAACCCAACTCCTGTAGATACAGGTGGTAGTAATGCTAGTAGTAACATGGGCCCTGATAGTCCTGCAAATATGTACCAATTACGTGACCTTATCTTACGTATTAGTGCCGAAATAACTCGTTTAAAAGCGAGTGGAGCAACTGACCCAGTTATTAATTCCCGTATAAACGCATTAACTACTGTGATGACAAGTGTAAATAACATTATAAAACAAGTAGAAAATGGTACATTGTTAGAATCGAATATTCCAATTCTTCAGTCATCTTACATAAATTTCCTGCAAGTTATGTCAAATTATAACAGCGCACTTCCAAACATTCTTGCAAAATCTGGACTAAGTGATGCACTAAATAACTTATTCCCCTTTTACAATTCAGGTGACACTGGAGCAACAGGCGCAAATCTTGCCCGCAGTATCTTTGACAAATATGCAGGAAATTTCATGAATAATTTATCCTGGGATCTAAATTTAAGATACACTGGAGAGACAGAGAAAGAAATTGCTGAAGAGCTAGCCAAGGGTCTTGCAAAATCGGTCTTAGGAACATCTGCTTCAACATCTACTGATTCTGGGAGCAATCATTCTGCCGCTCCACCAACAACTTATAGGGGTATGTTTGATTCAATTGTTAAAAATGCTTCAAATAATAGTAATGCAAGTCTTACAGATTCTAACTCTGCGTCTGCAAATTCTGCCCCAGCCAAACTCGACTGGAAAGATCGCTCCCGTGATATTTGTCAAATGATAAGTCGCCGTGGATTAGATCCTTATGAGTATGGATGCATGAAGGACACAAGTGCAGTAAGTGAAACATTTTCCTTTAGAGGCTACACAAAAATGATTTGTAATCGCCTTTCTACAAATTATGATCCAGGAATTCCAGAATTATGTGGATGTCCTGATCCCACATGGCATGGCTGGAGAGGGTAATAAAAATTGAAACCTACAAAAAATATCTAATCTATACACAACATGGATTGCCCAATCTGTTTCGAACAAATTAGTCAATCAGACTTGAACGTATCAACGCTCTCATGCAAACATGCCTTTCATATTGAGTGCGTTTCAAAGTGGTTTGATACAAATGAATCATGCCCGTGTTGCAGGCGTGTTATCGCCCCTGTTGAAATCTATTATGCATCAATGCATAGTCAGATTCCGCCATCTATTATTATTGATACGTCATTTATTCTTCTAAACTCTCCTCCACGTATTCATCGGATCGCCTTTGATGATGCCTATGATGCAGACTGGGAAACTATTCCTGTAGAATCGTACAATCAAGTACAGGCCATTATTGACAAGTATGATATTGATAGTTATGAGGCATATTCAGTCGTGCATGACGCAGTTGTAAAAATCCAGGGCTTTGTAAGGGGTTGCCTTTATCGTTAAATACTGCAACTACAAGGATCCTCACAACAACACGGTTCTTTATTAGGACCCAAGATCATTGCAATATCTTCTGTAACTATATTGAAACCGTTATCATGGTTTTCATACCATTCATTTGAACGATCATATAAAGAATGTCCGCTATACAAATTAATATCAAAGGTTTCATCATTTGCAACAGGACTACCCCATGTAGAACTATCTTTTTCTTCAAACATGTTGATTAAGATATTATTTCCCCAGCGATATATGAATTTAATGCCCCAGAAATATGCTTCCTTTCTGCTGTTAAAGCGAACAAAGAGTTCTGTGGCTTGTGCTCTGAAGATTGCGACAGTTACTAAGTCTTGATTTAAATTCATGCTGTTTAGACGATCTATACAGTATGAAGTATTATCAATTTTATTTTCTTCTAGTGGTATTACGTTTTTTATGTTTGCGTATTTTCTTTTTTGAATAACGGGCACCGCCGACGGCGTCGAGTTTTACTAAAATTCGGTTTCCTATTTCAAGCCGTTCAGGAGCATATCTTATTTCTTCACTATCAACAAATGTAAATCTATATTCAACACTATCATATCCAATTCTTTCCGCCTTTTTAAGTACTTTAGAAGGTGTTAATGTGTCTAAATTAATATAATACTTATTATTACTCATATTACATATTGTAGCAATACCATAACGTTTATCAATTATAACATTATCTGCTGTTAATATTGGTACTTCAAGTCTTCGATCTTCAGGACAAGGAGGTTGATAGCGTTGATAAACTGGAGGT